GGCAGCAAATAATCGTCTTTATGAAAGCCGGATAGAAACTCCTCATGTGTCCCATACTTTTTCGCCTGCTTGTGTGATTTCCTTGCCGTCTCCACTTGATTGGAATATTGCATGGAATCATACAGCATATTCCGAACCGGCATGGCATAATGCACATCGGTTTGGTTCTTGATGCCAAGAATGCAGTATACCATACTTTCGCATGAAATGCAAGGGCGAGTTTGTGCAAATCACCGGATTATCTTTGCTTGATATAAAAATACGGAACAACCAAAGCTGCTCCGCATTTTTAAGTTCAAAATGCATGTGTAATGTAATGCTGCTGAGTTATCCCTACTCTTCCGGCAACGTATCAATCAAAAAGATTAGATACCGCATCAATGCTTTCGTATCCTCATCATTGATTTGTCCATCAGCGTAACAATCCGCATTCTTCAACTGCTGGTCGCTGAATGTTACAATCTTTGCAAGATACTTATTCAAAAGAATCGCATCCAACAGGTCGATTTGACCATTTACATTCAAGTCGCCTGTTATTTCATCCAAAGCAACAAATGTAAAGTCATTTTCTGTCGCATAGGTTTCTGCAGTAGATCCAGTGTATCCATAGACCGTAAAATCATCACTGTTGGTATAATAGGAAGCGGTATCCCACACGGTTCGGAACATGGAACAATATGCATTCGTTTTCAAATCACTGGAGCCTGTAATTTCTTCTCCATTTGCTAGAAGTGTTGCACTGACAGAAGCTCCAAATGCTTTTTCTCCAATATCTGTCACATTTTTCGGAATGGTTACAGACAGCAATGGCTCTGAAGTGGTAATATCAGTACCATCATAATCTTTCGCACTGTATTCATCTGAAAAAGCAACTGCTCCAATCGATTCCAAGCCATCCGGAAGAACCAAATGCGAATCTTCAAATGTAACAGAAAGAAACGCCCCTTCTCCAATGGTTTTTAGATTTTTTGGAAATTTAGAAAGTTTCAGTGTACTGCGAGAACCCCAGCCCTTGCCAGCATTCATGAATGCATAATCGCCGATTCTGGTAATGCTATCCGGAAGTTCTACAATGATTCCATCGCTGCCACCCAAAATAGCTCCACAAAACGCAAAGTTTCCAATGCTGGTTACGCCATCCGCAATGATGATTTTATGAATGGTTTCATCTAGATTTTTCCACGGCGTAGTCTCCATTTCTACAAACCGGTAATCAATGGTAGTACTCTGGTCGTAAGCATCGTAGTCCTCCATATCTCCTGTGCCATCGATATAGAGCGTATATTCTGTAAGCCCCTGTGAATTCTTCTCTGGCACCAATCGCCATGTAAGATTTTCTCCACAAGTACCACTTCCGATTGCTTCTTCTGTCGTTGCAGCCTCTGTCGTAGATTCCGTAGCTGTTTCATCATCTGCAAATGCCGGCATTGCCGGAATGGCTGCCGTGAATATGCAGAGTGCTGTACAAATACAGCCGACCTTCCAATGTTGTTTTTTCATAAAAATTCCTCCTTAGTCAAGCGAACCCTCTTCTATGCTCTGATGATAGTTTGTATTCAGATACCGAATAAAAGCATTTGCACATTTCTTCCGATCTAAATCACTGAAATTATATTCTTTCTTAAATATCCCATCTATTCCATTTACAAATGTATAATCACATACGGTATCATAAGAGATAGAATCACTCACACAAAACATATCGACTCTATGATTTAAACCAAATCCATAGTAGTCATTCATCAATGATTCAATGCTAACTCCGTCAGCGTATTCTTCTGGATATGCTGCATCAAATATTGTAAACAGATTTACCGCATCTACATCTCCGTAAAAATCTTCTGTTCCAAAGTAATCTGCATTATTTCCCATTCTGCTATAAAAAGCATCAAAGATATCTGAAAAATCATGCGTAAGATAAGTTAAATTATATGCTGAATTCATAAGCTGTCTTATATCACCAGCCCATCCTGCAAGCGTTCTTGTTCTCTTGGTGTTATAGAATCCTCTAAAAATCTGTGCTGTCATAGTTGCTGCTAAATGATGTAAATCAACCAATTCTCCATCTGCATTTGCATAAATACTTTCAGTAGTGTTGAAGTAGTCAACAAGAGAAGCATACTCTTTTCTTTCTTCTAAAAATGATATGAATTTATTCTGCCATCCTTCCTGTGATCCACCAACATTCAACCAATTATCGCTATTATACGAAGGTTCAAATTGTCGAATATAATAAAAGCTAAGCCACACATCTGTCATATTACTATATCCGTCATTATAATTTTCTTTAGAAGGTTCACAGTTAAAAAAGACTTGTGCTGCTTTTTGAAGTTCCCCCATTTTCTGAGCAAAATATCCATTCAACTGATAACTCAGCGGATCTGGATCGGCGTTATCAAAATCAAGGTCTCCATCTGTATCCTCCGACATTGGATTAGAAACACAGTAAAAGAAGCTGTACCCTGTCAGAGAAACATCGCTTAGCTCTCTTTCTAATAAAACAAATCTTTTTAACAGAACCAAATCAGATACATTAAGAATCCCATCTGCAATCAAATCTGCATTCTGATTATTAAAAGATTCTGTTTCCCTTTCAAGTAAAAAGCTCTGCAAAATTACAACATCATTCACATCGCAAACACCGTCTTCATTCAAATCGCCATATCCTTCTGTAAGCATTCCCAAAGCATATAAATTCACACCATCTGCCAGTTCTTTTTTGGCGTTTGTCAGGTAGTTTTTCAATAATTCCAAATCTTTTTCATCCACTGTACCATCAATGTTGCAATCTGCTTGCACCAATGCGATTTTAGATAACGTTTCTGTGCCGCCCAAGTACGCTTGTAATGCTGTTACATCATCCTCGCTAATTGTACCATCACAATTGACATCTCCTACTGTCGAGAAAAGAATTTCCTTCCCATCTGCAATGGTATCTCCATCACTGTCTGTTGTATCCTTCAGAGAATAATAGGTATCTCCATTCGCCAAGGAAAATACAGTTTCCGGTGTTTCTGAATTTGTAGATTCATAGCAATCTGGCATTCCATCTGCATCCGCATCGGTCAAATTTGCTTCTGCTTCAAAATAGAACGTGCCATTTGTTTTTGTATCCATCCATATTTTTTTATTAACAAGGCAATAAATACTGAAATGCGGTACTGTAATATGAATGGTTGAGGTCTCATCATCATAATTGCATGAAAGCAATTCAAATCGTTGATACGCTTCATTATACCATAAAACGCCGAGATTGTCAAATGTCACTTCATCCAAACAATTTGTATCCACATAAAAAGAAACTTCTGCTGTTTCAAATACAGAAGAAGATGTAAACTGAAATGGTTTTCCAATGATTCCTGCCACATTGGAAACAAATACATTGTCATCAACTGGCGTAATTTCTGTTGTAGAAGAAATATTTCCAGTTCCGCAAAAAGAAAGTGTTACTTCACGAATGGGTGTTGTCGTATCTTCTTCGGTATAAGACAGGCTCTGCTCTATTTTTTCTTCATTATCCGGGATACCGTCTCCATCTGTGTCCACCACTAATGGATTCAAACCAAGAGCAATTTCGTCACCATCAGACAAACCATCCCCATCGGTATCTGATTTCAGCGGATCTGCACCATAAGTATTTACTTCGTCACCATCGGACAGCCCATCATGATCGGAATCTGCTGTAAGTGGATCTGTTCCCAGTGTGTACTCTTCATAGTTGGACAACCCATCTTTGTCGCTGTCGTATGCACCATCATTTTGTGTAACATCTAAAGAATTTGCATTGGTTGGATCCGAATTCAGTGTTTTTACTTCATATCCATCTGGTAATTGATCTTGATCGGTATCAGCAACTGCAGCATCTGTACCAATTAGTTGTTCATAAAGATCCGGTAAACCATCTCCATCGGTATCAGGAAGATTTTCCCAATCTTCATAACAATGCAGCAGGGTTACATAATCCGCATCTACTTGTACTTCTGTCAAGGAATAACTTGAAATCTCCGGTTCGCCATCCTTCACACCAATAAAGCCAAGGGAAACGCTGGAGTTTGCTGCAACTGTTCCGGTATACGTCCCTTTCAACAGATAGCTGTATGGCTCCAATTCTGTAACGCTTGCTGCCCAACTGTTGGTGATTTTCGTAATGGTGAAGTTTGTATCAATGGTCAGTTCCCATGCCTCAATCGCAGTGTCTGTGTTATTTTGGATGACGATTTCGCCGCTGAATGAATCGCCCCAAGATTGGTTTACATTCAATGAAACCGTATACCCATCCGTCTTGGTTTCTCTTTTCTGGCAGAGCGTAAAGGATTCCGGAACGGCTTCGCAATCATTCACCGCATAGCCAAAGGTAACCGAGGAATCCGGTGCGACATCGGCATTGTAACCGCTGTTCTTAAAATACGAGATTCCATCGGATGTTGTCAACTGCTGACAATCGGTCGTATACTGCACTTCTCCATTTGGATCGAAATACAGCATCCAATCTTCAATTGTACTGTCACCCGTATTGGACAAAGTGATGGATACCACTTCCGTATCGCCCCACGAGTTGGTCACTTGGTATGAGACTTCGTAGTCATCATACACAAAATTCTGCACAGAATTCGTTTCTTCTGCTGATGCTGGGAAAACGCCAAACGATTGTACGAGCAACGCAGCAGAAAGTAGGCTTGCAAACATTCTTCTCTTCATACTGATACTTCCTTTCATTTTTATTTTTGCGGGACTTTGTTTTGTTCATGTCCCTAAAGCTTAAAGGTAATCAAAAAAAGACTTGCTTCCAAGGAAAATAACAAGCATCATGACATTGCGGATATCTTGAAAATATTCCAACAAAAGCAGAGAATTTTAGAGAATACCATAAATGTTTTCAGTCTCACAGTTCAATATGTCAGATAATACAGGCAAATTAAGAGCTTGTGTTCATCGGTAAAGTATGCGGACTTTCGAGCATAATTTTTATGCTGACAAGGAAAATATCCGCAGGAATACTGTCGTATTGCAAGGATATTTGACGAAGTTCAGCAGGAAAATTTGCCGAAAAGACGTGTGCTAAACCGATGAACACAAGCTCTCATATTTTCCTTTAAATAAAATTTCACATTGTCAACAACCTACTCTCTCTTTTTGCAACCCAGCGATTCATGCTTGTCGGAAAGGCTGCTTTAAATCAATCCTTTTTCAGCATCTTCACTTCTTCCGGCTCTTCCGGCTGATGGGAAAGCCAAAGGCAAGTTGAATTTGCTGTCATGGTAGCAACAACAAGGGCCAATGCTGCCATTGTACCGCCAAAACGTGTAATGAAAGAGCAAATCTTCTTTTTCATGTGAATGCACCACCTTTCCAATTTGATATTTAGGCCTTCATTTGGTCTGCCTACATTGTAACACAAAGTCAAGAAAAAAACTGACTTATGGCACGAACTGTATGATTTTTGGGTATGAAATGCACTTTTTCTCATTTTTTCGCCTGTACGCCATTCTTAATCTTTCCACCAATGAGCATGATGGACAACAGTATCCATGCACTAAAAATGCTGTAAGAGAAATTTATTAAGGCAAAATAACAGAGCATAGCAGATGCACATATTTCTACCATCAATATCATGAGTCCTTTTCTTCGATACTTTTTTCTGTCCTTTTCCGATAACTTTTTATGGATATCAGATACAGGCATCAAAACAACAAGACAGAGCAAACTCAAAGCTGTCAGCAATAAAAAGAAGGCAGTAAAATGAGAAACATACCGAACTATTAGCAATGCCGCGATTAAAAGAAAATTGGAAATAACCCAGCATCGAAATGGTGTTTTTGCATGATAGCCACCTGCGAATGACCGCAACGGAATATATGCGACTGTAAATACAGCTGTTTCCGGAAGCATTCGAAAAAGCAATCCGATTGCAGTAAAAGTTGCAATGTTGAAAAGGGTATCCAATATGTGTGTCATTCCCCATTTGCATACAACTTCTTGGTCTGAACTTATGATTTTGGTTTTGGACAGCCATACTGTAATCCGATTTGATGCTTCTTCAAACATCACATGCACCTTCTTTCTTCGCTAACTTATGATAGCACAAATAGGACTTTTAAAACCGACTTATGGCATGAACTGTATGACTTTTGGGTATGAAATGCAAAAATCGGACGCTTTAGAACGTCCGATTTCTTCATTCTGTTCCATTGAACATGGTCACTGTTGTATGATATTTGTTGTTATCTTCTACATAGTGCTTCAGATCACCATGGTATTTTTCAAGCGTATGTGAAACACTTAGGAGACCAATTCCATGTTGTTTTTGATCCGCTTTCTTTTTCTGTTTTGGGTTGTAGCTGTTTTCAATATCAATTCGTACAATTCCACGAGTCAATTTCATGGAGAGCAGAAGCCGTTTGTTTTCTGACTGACGCAAAGCTTCTATCGCATTATCCAACAAGTTTCCAAGTATCACGGTCATATCAAAGGATGAAATATTCAATTCTGCCGGTAAGTCAATTCTGCACATAATTGCTGTACCTAAATCAGACGCTAAAGCCAACTCATAATTAATCAGGCTATCCACATCACGATTGCCTGTTTTCGAGTATTCTTCCTTCACAATAATTGCGTTCTCGATTGTCGTGAGATACTCCTGCACCTCCGCATACTCCTTCTCTTGCAGCATCCTACACATGGTGTTCAAGTGCTTTTGCATATCGTGCCGCAAATACCGCATTTCTCTTTGGGAAGTCTCCATGATTTTAAGCTGATTTTGATAAGCATCATTTGATGCCTGAATCAATTCCACCATGTGTTTGTTTTTCAGTCGGTCTTGTTCCAGATGATACGTGTAAAAATTGATAAGATTAATAAGAAGCAGGATAATTGCAACGATGATGTCATGCTTGGAACTATCATTTACTGTCAGAATTCCTACTGCAATTGTTCCAAGAGCAATTAAAATAATGAGCCAAAAATACGGAGACTTCGATGAATACTCTGTATTTCTTCGGTATATGTGATGAAACAAAAAAGCAATAATTAATAATGATATGTTTTGCAAAAGACCGCTTTGCACAAACTGTAGCTCTCCCAAAACAGAAAATGCAATCCAATCTATAAACATTCCAACCGCACAAACCCATATTGCAGAAAAGACTCGTTTTTTCCAAGTTGCACGGTATAGAATAGAAATTAAGATGATTGCTGCTGTATTGATAACAAGATTGATATTCGTATTTTGTGATATAATCCAAACCAGACTTCCGATAAAATAATAGGCTATATATGCAGCTTTCTTATAGATTGTTCTGCTTTTCACTTCCCCAAGAAAGGAATCTAAAAAGACAGCAATCGCATAAATATGAATTGCATTAGATACCAAGTATAAAGAAGTTTCCATATATACCTCCCAATTTTATAATTCAGACAATCGATCTCTTACAATGCTTTGCTGCCCTCGGCTGATAAAAAGTGATGTGCCGTCTTCCAATGTTACTTCCTTTGATGTTGCCTTAATGATGTGTTTTATGTTTACATAAACGCCTCTTGATATGCAAAGGAATTTACTACCGTTTCCCTCAATGATACTGTTGATTTTCCCATTCACGGCAAACTCTTCTGTTTTTGTGTGAAAAATCACTTTTTTCCCGTTAGATTCCAAATACAAAACTTCTTTCAATTTGATTTTATGCTTTGTATTTTCCGATATATATTCCAAAAAACTATCCGAATTACTGTAATCCAACATATAATCCTGCAAACATTTGCATAAGTCCTCATAAGTAATTGGCTTGATCAAGAAAGCAATCGGTCGAATCTTGAATAATTCCATGGCATAATCCCGAATCGTAGAAATAAAAACAATTTGCGTATCATAATTTTTCATTTGTCTCCGCAGCTGCAGCCCAAATTCTGTACCTTTCATTTCCGGAAACTCAATGTCAAGGAAAAGTAAATCATATTTTTCTCCTGCTTTGAATTTTACATAGATATCTTCACAAGATGAAAAATATTCTACGGTAAAATCAAAATCATAAGCAATGATAAATCGATCAAATAGCTTGTGCATATCACATAACAGTGTTTTATCGTCATCAATTACAGCAATCCGAATCATAATGTTACCCCCCTTTTTCTTTTTATCATACCACACCCTTCTTCAAAAAGCAAGTAGAATAAAGCATTTCAAATGTAGTATAATAAGAAAAAGAGATGATTTTCGTTTCGTCAAATCCGTCCATTGATAAATTTCTCATAAATCGCCTTGAAAAATCCATATTTATTGCTTGCTCATACGATATTTTGACTGCTCAAACGCTTAGCATCAATCGCTTTACATATTCTTGCTTCATCTGCATAGACGAATGCACATAACGATTCAAGGTAATGCTTGCATCCGCATGACCCAACAACTCACTCAACGTTTTCGCATCGAATCCGTGAGCAATGCAATCCGTAGCGTAGGTGTGCCGAAGCAGATGAAACGGCACTTTTCGGATTCCGCAAGCCTTGAGAATTCTCTGAAATCGATACTGCATCACTCTCGGCTCAACCGGTTTTGTTTTTCCGGAAATCAAATACCGAGTATCATCGCATTTTCTTTCTTTCAAAAGCTCTAACAGAAACTCCGGAATCGGAACAATCCGCATCGAGGTCTTGCTTTTGGGAGAACCGATAATAACTTCGGAATTGCCATGCCGGTTAATTCGCTGTACAGTCCGATTGACAGAAAGTGTCCCGGATACAAAATCAATATCACCCCACGTTAAGCCACACAACTCGCCAATTCGCAAACCGGTAAATAGGCAAAGTAAAATTGCCAAATTGCTGATGCTTTTATTTGCTAAAAGGTACTGTTCTAACTTTTTTCGTTCCTCTGCATTCAACACATCCAGTTGCTTTTTCTCGATTTTCGGCATGGTGAAATGCGTTTCTCGAATTCCGTATTCCTGTTCCGCATAGCGTTCGATGCTGTGAAACACACGCATCATGTCACGAACATAGCGTGCAGAAAGTCCTTTTCCACTGTGCAGGGAACCGTTCTGCATTTTGCTGTAGATGAAGTTATTCAACTGCTGAGACGTAATATCGACCAGATATTCAGAACCCAGAGAAGGAAGAATATGGCTGCGAATGATATTTTCATAATTGGCATAACTGGACGGTTTCACACGCAGTTTCGCCGAAGAAAGCCACTGCATGGCTGCATCTTTTACGGTCAATTTGATTGCAGAAATCGGCTGCTTCTGCACTGTAATCTGAAATCGGAGCATTTTATCCTTCAGTTCAGAAAGTGTGTGTGCGTACACATATTTGTACCGCAACGCACCATTTTCCTTGTGTCCAATTGCGACACGTCCTTCAAACCGACCGTCCTTTCGTTTATAGATATTACTTCCTCTTCTTGGCATTTTTAAGTCCCTCCTGACCACTTTTCAGACTGCGGATTCGTAAATAAACACTTGGTTTTCCTGCTGGAATCCACGAAATGTTAATGAAATGCACTTTATTTTTTCTGTAGTTCTGCTATAATGATAGCAGAATCGACTCCTTTTCGCCCGAAAATCCGGTGTGTCAATGGACGGATTTGACGAAAGAGAGCCGTCTCATGTCAGTATCCTATATTACTCATTATTCGAGTGAAAGTCAACGTGTAAACCTACCAAATACGTTGCTCATGTCTTGTGCGGATGTGACAGATTTACCTAAGGAGGTAAGCCTTATGCACCTACGTTTCCGAGAATTGCGGGAAGAACGCAAACTTTCCCAATCTGAGATGGCGAAAATCCTGCACGTTTCCCAGCAAACCTACTCACGCTATGAGTCGCATAAAACGGAAATCCCGCTGGAGAAGCTGGTTTATCTCGCAAAATTCTTTGATACCAGCGTGGATTATCTGCTGGGAGTAGAGGAAAAATAACGTGTTATGGCAATAAAAAGCCCCACCGCAGGGGAAATAAATCCTGCGATGGGGTGAAAACGTATTTTAACCGTCAAAAAGCAAAGACCGCCAATGGGTATTCTACCCATAACGTACATTTATTGGCTTGCATTTTGTCAGGCAAAGTGTACCGGAGTAGCCTTTTCGTTTGGTACAGAAAGACCAGTATGCATAGTAACCTTCCGGCTCCACCATAGGAATTGCCTCATCTGTCTTCGTCTCCTGAAACGCATAGATATCTGCTTCATATTTATCCAAAAAAAGCTGACAGCCCATGCTCCCATGCTGCACGGATGCCGTTTACGTTCCATGATATCAGTCTCATCGTTTGTCCCTTTCCCTAAATCAAAATGCCAGCAAACAAAATTATGATGTCTGTTTGCTGGCATCTATTTTCAATCCGGATTCTGCAACGATATATCGTCAGTATAGCTATGCTGATAGAAATCCGAGCCTTCAAGTACATTCGTTTTCATCAACAAACTTCCTGCATACATTAGGTAACGCATACCGCTTGCCACAGACATTTCCTCGGCTGCGGCTTTTTTAGCACGAACCACGGCATCGTCTATCATATTATCACCCTTGACCTCAATCAGCTGATAAGTACCATCTTCCATCAGTGCAAGGAAATCCGGATAATACTGCCGTACACGCTTTGATTCTGGGTCGTAGTACTGCACAAAAAAATCACCCTGATTCGAGGTAAACATTCCTGTGAAGTAGATTTCTTTGACTTTGTTACTTGAGATATACTGCAAGAAACACTCTCGCTCTGGTTTAGAATCAAAACAGTATGTATCTGCATGAAAGCTCTTAGCAACCTCGGCAGGAGTTAAGCCCTTCTCGCCTTTAGTAATAACCAGTTCAGGTGAAGCGGAAAACTCATAGTAACCCGCATCTTTTGGTTCATGTAGCAAAACAACATCTATGTCCTCACTCTTTTGTGTTCCCTTTACTTTATACAGAGCATTGAAAATCGTAGGAATGATAACATCATCCAAGATTTCATTGTGGCGGTTTACTGCTGCAACAATGTTCTCTGCACCGTCCATTGACTCACGCAGAATCCTCGAAACCATCAAGCAGGATACATTCTCGTTATTCAGATAACGTGCGATTTCACCTGTGAGGGAAAACTCGCTGTATCTTATCTGCTGCTTAATATCGTCTATATTTGATTCCTTGGTGCTGTGATTAATACGCAGGCTGTCTTTTTCGTAGACCTTAGATTCATACTGTGTTTCGTCAAGCTCGTTCAGCCCAAAATTTATAGGAGACTCATATTGCTTTTTTATCAACTCGTACTCGTGCCATATACGTTTCATACAAACGGTTCTCAAGGGAGGCAGCACACGAACCTTATAGTTCTGTTTTTTCTTTGTAGATGTCTTTCCGAAATCGGAAATCTCCATATTGTAGTTCTTGCGAAGCTCATCGTCCAAGGTATCGTAATTTTCCTTGGAGAGAAATACAGAAGCCTTTAACTGTTCATCTGTCAGCATACGCAGGCAGCGCATTGTAGCCTGAAGCACAAAAATTTTTGACTTTGGGCTGCGGAACAGAGCTATTCCAAGCAAGGAACGGCAGTTCCAACCCTCACGACCTTTTTCAACCAAGATAATAAACTGCTTTTTACTGCCCTCCGTACCGATAACATCGAGGTTATTGAAGTTTCGGATATCCTCATCCTTGGTGACTGTAGAATCACCCGTATTCACCAAAATCGTAGAAAGCGGAATACCAAGTTCGCTCAAAGCCTGCTCTACAACAGGACGTACAACATCCGTTGCTTCTGCCACGGTAGCGGCGAATATCGCAAGCTTTGGCGAAAGTCCTTCATAGGTTTTTCCGCCGTAACGCTCCCAGAATGTTTTAATAGAATCACGGAGAAATTCCTCGTTCTTTACGTTATCGTAGCCCTTTAAGTCGGCATCTTTCAAGAACCCATATGCAATAGAGTCACTTAAGCCGTAAGCATAAACTACCTCTGGCAGAATTTGCTTATTGACATATGGTGTACCTGTGTAGTTATAGCAAGCCACGATAGATGTAGCTTCAGCAAGCATATTTATGGTATTACGGAGCGTGGTTTTGTTGCCTTTTCCGGAACGCAGTTCTTTTTCGAGGTTTGCACCGAAAAGGTGATGTGCCTCGTCTACATACACACCGAGCTGCGGCAGACGGCAGAGCTTTTTGAAACGCTGATTATCCATCAGCGAAGCATCGTCCCACGCATCATCTTCGCCGGCCTCACTGTCTCCGTAAATATCTGAGAGCAGAGAACCGCTGCCAAAAAGTACATCTGTCGGTTTATCCGTCTTACGCTTTTTCTTGACGATAATTTTCTGATTGTTTGAGATTACGATGTTAAAATCGGAATCGTCAATCGTATGGAGCGTGATGCCGTTCTCCTCAAGAAAATGAAACTTGATGTTAGAATCAAGCACATGGGCATACTCCGGCGGCACAACCTTCGTTTTATCAAAGGTCATAATCTCACGCAGGGATTCAAGAACCGTCTTATCCGGTGCAAACACAAGTGCATTATGGCAAAATCTCTTGTCTTTCGGATACTTCTTAGCTAAAAGGAACTCATAAAAGATACAAGTAGCCATGAGGATAGTTTTTCCAAGTCCCATCGTGAGGGCATAGATATAGTTCGGGTACTTTTCCCGGTATTTTTTCATTTGCTTGAAGATGATTTCGTTTTGCTCATCGCCCAAGTCGATCAACATGCCCTGACCACCCTTGTGGATAGTGTAGTAGGAGCGGTCAGAGAATTTACCCTCACGCTTGTGCCAAGCATCGAACATCTCATACATATGAGCATTGCCCATAAATTCCTTGATAAAGACATACATTTCCAAGGCTTCAAACTGCGGTTGGCGAAGAAACGCATCTTTGTTCTCGTTCTTGTCGTTATAGGCAAGAAACTTCTTTGTGAGGTCGTTATAACGAGAGCGGATTTTGCCTCTGTTGTTGGTGTAGTAGTACCATAATTGCTCATAGAACGCATAGTCCTCTACAAATGTCTGTTTTTGTTTCGCTGCCATAGGCTCTTACACCTCCACTTCGATGGATTCGGAGAGCAGATCGGTAATTTTTACCTTAATCGTTCCTGCATCATCGGGAATATCATAAACGCCCGTTACTATCTCTTTCTTATCGGGAACGTCCATAACGGTCGGTTGCATAACCACGCCGTCATAGTTCCAGTCAATCATAACGGATTCCACAAGCTGACGCCAATCCTCGACATACTCTTTCTGAAGCGAGAGCTTCTGCATGAGGTTCATGGGATAGAACTGACGAATCACCAGCTTGCCGCCCTCACGGACAATTTCCGCCTCGGCTTCACGCTTAAGTTCAAGGTCGGACTTATCGCGGAGAATATCCACGATGTTAATATCAAGCTTATAGTCGGAAAGCTCCTGCTCCAAGGATGCCTTTAAGTCCGGCTCATGTCCCATGCAGACAATGGTGATAAGCTCCACGGGCACTTTCGGATTTTCCTCACGGCGTTTCTCGTAGGTCTTATACGGAAGATTCGCTTTCAGTTCCTCCAAGTCCGCTTTGGTGGCTATGCGGTTGACGGGCATGATTTTCACCATTCTGCCGTCAAGTTCACCGTCCCATACGCTCGACTGCGGGAACGGCTGTATTTCGAGAGCCTGAATAATCAAGTCACGAGCCTCCACGGGATTGCGGAAAAAGTCGTAGTTGTTGACGTTATAGACCTCAAAACCCGTGTACTTCACATCTTCCTGCGGCAAGTTCACATCAATACCCTTGGACTTGAAGTATTCTGCTACCTGTGCTTTCTCCTCGGCACTTAAGTTCTCGTTGCCGCCTGCACTCGCCGCCGCAAGATAGCCCTCGTCCTCATCATCAGCCTGTTTGCCGTCTTGGAAAAGCGTAAGCTGTTGTCCATTCAGTTCCTTAGCTACGGAAATAAGACGCTTGGTGGTAGTCTGAATCGCACCGAGGTTGATGTCCGCACCGATAAAGCGGCGTCCAAGCTTCATAGCTACAGCCTGTGTAGTACCGCTGCCCATAAAACAGTCGAAAACAAGGTCACCGGGTCTTGATGAAGACTCTATAATCAATTCTAATATTCGCTTCGGCTTTTGCGTGGGATAACCCAAGCACTCCGAACTTGTTTTTCGTGTTACGGATGTTTGCCCTATATTTAACACATCTTCTTCCCACACTGCATCTAAATATCTATCGGTGAATTCGTCATAGATGATTTTTCCAAATTCATCTCTTGCAACTTCAAGTGTTTTAGTTTTTCCATTCCAAACCACTCTATTACGCTTAACGGGTTTATCAAGAGGCACTTTTACACGCTCATAATAATACTTAGGCGTCTTTGAATAGAAAAAAATATTATCATGCTTTTTAGGAAGAGAGGTTGTGGCATTTCCTTGCATATAATCAGCATAATGCCAGATAATTTCATTAACAAAATTTCCAGCTCCAAATACTTCATCTAAAAGCATTCGAATGTGATGACTTTTGTGCCAATCGCAATGTACATAAATACACCCGTCTTCTGTAAGAAGTTCTCTCATTAAAGTTAAACGTTCATACATGAATTGAAGATACTCATCATTTGTCCAAATATCCCCATACTGCTTTTCCTCAAAAGAAGATGAGTCCGTTTCAACTTTTCTCATACCTTTGACTTCAATCTTCTTTTTATAATCGGCCTTACTGTCAAAAGGCGGATCAATATAAATCAACTGGATTTTTCCACGATACTCCTTAAGTAAGTGACTCATGACCTGCAGATTATCTCCCCAAAAAATCTTGTTAATCCAGCCGTTTACGCTCCTGCCGTACTGTTCGCGAAGCTGTGCAGGATAATACTGCGTAGAACGATAGGGACGTTTGCCCGTCCATCTCAGTTCGGGAAAGCCCTTGATAGTCGGGCGTTCTTGAAACTCAAAAGTAAGCTGTTCGTTTTCCATTTAGTTTAGTCCTCCATGTTTTTATCATTGAATCGTTGTTCATATGTCATTGCTATTTGTTTTATCTCTGCCGCTTCAATCGGCACATATTCTTTCTCTTTGTACAAATCCCTGCCAAGCAGCCCTTGTAATATGAGATATTTGTCCACCTCAAGTAGATTCTGATTTTCACCAAGGTAGGCATTTACTTTTTGTAGTGTCGCAGGGCTTGTAAGCTGTGTCAACGTATCGCTCAAATCTTCAATTTCTCCTGCATTTTGGAGCTTGGTTAAACTCTCCATCATGCCAAGCCAATGATACACGGCTTTTCGCTTCTCAGCATCTATCTCCTCCGCAGTCATCGGCACCTTCGGTTGAGCCTGTTGTTTTGCAAGCAGCTCCGCGGCTTTTGTTTTTGGCTTGACAGAGTCTACTTTCAATTCCTTTGCTGTTAAAGCATCTTTTACATCGTGGCAGAATGGCACTATATGTTCCTTCCATACACCGGGCAGAACCTCATAAAAGAATTTATCAACAGCCCGGTCGATTAATTCTTCACTGACATCTAAAAAGGCATTGACCGCTATTTGTTTTAACCCGTCAGACACTGTAGGTTCGCTTTTTATGGGTGGCTGTGGAAGTGGGCACTTTTCGTGCACTGTATCCTCATCAGCTCTAAAGTCAAGCCATTTGATAATATTTCCCGTCTTTTTATCAACGAGGTGTCCTTGCTTATCACTTGCTTATCAATGGTTGCATCACCGCTTTTTAGCTTTTCAAATAGCTCATCATTCGGTATGGTGTATATAATCCCATCCCGTTTTATTCTATGTTCAGCCATAAACCCTCTCTTTCGTCATTTTCCTTGGCAGTAATACCTGAAATCGCAGTTCCTGCACGTCTGCGGATTATCAGAGCAGTGCTTGTATTCGTGCTTTAAAATCTTATGCACCGTATCATCAAACGCCGCCACAGTGCCCTCAATGGCACTCTTGATATACGGAAACGAAATAACGGGATTGCCGTTCTCCTCTCCCGTATAGTAAAGGTTCATCTTGCTGACCTTCTGCCCGGTTCTCTGCTCAATCAAATAAGCGTAGATATGAAGCTGTCTGCGATAATGCTCCAAGCGGTCGCGCATCTTTACCATATCCGGCTTGCGTTCCGATTTGAAGTCTACCAGTTCAACCGTACCGTCAACACCGCGCACAAGGTCAATTTTACCCTCAATGATGTAATCCGGCTGTACAAGGCTGACATCAACCTCCGCCTGCCTGATGGTATCCCATTTTCCGTTTTGTCGCTCGGCGTACCTCAAAACCTGTTTCAATGCCGCCAGCTTCTGCGGTTCGGCAAGGTAGGTATGCTCCGATTTAATCAACGAAACATAGTTGCTTTCAAACCACTGCTTAATTTTGTCCTCATTGATTAAATACTCCTCCTTGCGGATAGCCGCTCGGTGTATATCTTCAATCGTTTCATGCACAAGCGTACCGAACATCATAGCGTTCTCACGCACGGGCATAAACTCCAGTTCCTTATAAAACTTATACTGCAAGGCACAGGTTTCGTAAACCGTGATATGAGAGGTAAACGAAAACGTATCCTTGATATTTACCTTCTTGACGGTCTTGAAGTTGAATTCTGACAAATCAAACGCCGGATTGTCCACGCTCACAAGTTCTTCGTAGGTATCGGTGAAATATTTACTCGGAGTTCTCTTATTCTCATCGCAGGTCAATACAAGCAAATCCTGTGCACGAGAGAACGCCGTATAGTAAAGCCGCCAAAAGTCAAAGAACTTCGTCTGCTCGGCAGGCTCGAATGCAGGACGATGAAAATACTTCTTCTCTACGGTATTCATCAAGTCCTTGTAGCTCTTCCTCGGCGTTCCGCTGAGAGAGTCTACAAATACAATCGGAAACTCCATACCCTTGGACTGGTGAATCGTCAAAAACGAAACACAGCCGATCGGTGCATACTCCGCATCGTCTTCGTATTCCGAAATGCCGCCATCATAAAGCAAGCGCAGATAAAGGTTAAAGAGCCGCTCGGTGTTGATGTTTATGTACTTGCCGTTAAAGACATCGATTCTGTGCAGATACTCGTACTTCCCGATAACCTGCGTCAGAAGTGCGAGATTTCTCGTCGGGCGAATATCCACCACGCCTACGCTCAAATCCGTATCGAGAATAGAGCGGAACGGTTCAAACATAAAAAGCTGATACAGCAAGCCTAAGTAAGCGTAGTCGGTCGTTCCCGTCAAGCCTGCGTGTTCCCTGCCATGCTGCTTGATAAAGCGTTTCAGTTCTTTATTTTCGGGTTTCGTTGCATACTCGTTCGCCGCCACAATGCAGTCGCGGTAATAGAAGCAATGCTCAGGCTGTAAGAATGTGTACTCGCCGTTCTCCAAGCCTTGCACATATCTCGGAAACATCAGCATAAGACAGCCGAGCGTCAGTTTTATCTCATCACGCTTAAAAAACATATCAGAGCGAGGCGAATATACATTGATGCCGTTCTTTTCGAGGAAGTCCGCTAACGCTGTCACTCTTTGGTGCTTAACGGAACTGAACAGGAACGCCATCTGATTGTAGTCCTTGAGCTTTCCCGAATCTTTCAAGCAATTTATAAAGCCGAGAATACGCTCATGCCATTCGTCCTCATCATCCTTACTCGACAGTTTCACCACGCACGGACTCTTGATGGTTGATTTCTCATGCGGCTCTATCCTCTTGGAATAGCGGTACTTGTCCCACGCAAACTTAAACTTCGCTCCGTAAGTCGTAGCCATCCACTTGTTATAAAAGTCAACAATATCGCTGTCGGAACGGTAGTTCACCACCAGAGGGATAACCTTGCACTCGCCGTCAGCGAATTTTGACGGAAACTCCAAGATGTTACGGATAGTCGCTCCGCGGAAACGGTATAAGCCCTGATCGTCATCGCCAACCACGCAGATGTTTTTCTTGTTTCCCGCAAGCAGGAACACTATCTGCTCTTGGATAAAGTTCGTGTCCTGATACTCGTCTATCATGATATAGCGAATTTTTTCTCGCAGAGCCTCAAGAATATCCGGCTTTTCCGTTAGAAGTCTGTAACACTCCGTTTGGATTGCAGAGAAATCAATGAGGTTCTCCTCTGTGAGGAGCGTTTGGTATGTCACGAGCATATCCGCAAGCACACGGACAGCAATGTCCGGGTCTGCCGCCAAAGCATCCGCATCTACTAATTCCTCAGAGAGATTATTCACATAGTTGCAGATTTCCTCCGACCATTTCCACGAACCGCCCTTGGAGAGTGCCTCCTCGATTCCCTCGATATTCTTGAACCTGTGCATATTCCGAAAAACGAGGTACTTCTGGTCAAACGTATCGAGCAAGCGATAATTTCTCTTGAGGCGTGTATGCTCCAAATTTTCCTTTATTATACGCAGGCAAAGGGAATGGAACGTGCCGACATACATCTCATTTACATTCGCCGAGATATTTCGGACAACAAGTTCATTTGTGATGCGGGTAATAAGCTCCTTTGCAGCCTTTTCAGTGAAAGTGGCAATAAAAATCTGTTCCGGCTGTATGCTCTTCTCCTGAATAAGGAAAATAGCACGTTGAACCAAGGTATAGGTCTTTCCCGTACCCGGTCCGGCTGTTATCAAGACGGGACCGTCAGCGGCGGAGATTGCCTCTCGCTGTGCGGCATTCGCATTTCCAAAATCAAACATGGCATCACTTGCTCCTACTTCTTATTCGTAGCTTCGACTGTCTCCGCAATCTCGGAAATATCACATTGCAGAGCCTCACATATCTTCAAGAGTACCGCCGTACTCACATTTTCGCCTTTTGTCAGCTTAGCAACAGTAGACGAACTCAATTGTGCGACCTCGCATAAATCCTGCTTTGTCATGTCTTTATCAATTAAAAGTTTCCAAAGTTTCTTGTAGCTGAAAATCATATTGTCTACCTTTCTTGTTCCAAAATGACGGCTAAGTTTCGCCGTCTCGATTGTATGCGCCGACTTATTATATGATTGTAGCACATCTTCTTTCAAAAGTCAAGGAATGACTGCGAGAACTCGAATTTTGTTTTTGCTGTTTTCTTGTTTTTACCATATTGGCATAAAAGTAGGTGTTCAAACATGTTCAAAAATATCGGCGTTTCTCTTGACAAATGGAACTTAAAGGTGTATACTATAGGTTACAAGCATTTTTAAGCTATAGAAGGAGCTGCTAAGCACAATGAAAGCTGAATTAATCGCAAATATCATCACTGCCCATTGCTCCGGCGATGAATCAAAATTTAAAGCCGCTGTGGATGAATTGGCTGCTGACGAGGACAGAAAAGGAAACGTCCGAGTGTCAAGCCTTCTTCTCGCAGCATATAAGGGTAAGAAAACAACCCTCATTAAAAAGCCGGATGTTATGTCCGCTCCCGAAGGAGGTTTTGCGGCGCAGTCCGCAGGAGGAACATTCGCTCCGCGCGATAAGGATAGCCTCTTGGAGCTTTATGATATTATTCGTCCGACTGTTTCTTTGGACGATGTTGTACTTCCCGCAAATCAAAGGAAACTGCTCTTACAGATTTTGCAGGAACACAATGAAAACGCTAAACTGGCAGAACACAATCTTCCTGTCGCTAACCGTCTCCTACTTTGCGGGCCTCCCGGCTGTGGCAAAACCATGACGGCTAACGCTATCGCTCACGAACTTGGCTTGCCAATGGCGTATGTAAGGTTAGATGGATTGGTGTCCTCCTACTTGGGACAGACGAGCGTAAACCTAAGAAAGGTATTTACAAGTGTCGGAACTATGCCCATTGTCCTGTTTTTGGACGAATTTGATGCCATTGCAAAGAAACGCGATGATGGAAACGAGATGGGTGAACTAAAACGAGTGGTCACGGCACTGCTCCAAAATTTTGACAATATGCCCGACAATGTATTCCTGATAGCTGCCACAAATCATGAGCATTTACTCGACCCGGCAATCTGGAGACGATTCAATTATGTAATCAACTTCGGCTATCCGGATGATGAGCAAAGAGCAGAACTCACAGGTCGCTGGCTGGCGGAATACCGAGTAGAGCATAATTTGGACATCAAGAAGCTGACTGCTCTGACTGTAGACCGCAGTACAGCACAGATAAAGGAGCTTGTAATCTCGGTAGCGAAACGATACGTCACCACAGACAAAGCTGTCACGATGGACGATTTTATAGAGCTTCTCATACAGCAGCTCACCAACAATGCGAACGGTACGGGCATTGTTGAAGTTGCCGCAGACTTGAATAAAAAGGGAGCCAGCGTCAGAACCCTTGCAAAGATACTAAAAATGCCGCACAACACGCTATCGTATCAGATCAATAAAATTAACAAAGAGGATGATGTAACAGATGGATGATTTCAGACCGCACCTTTTAATTCCCGAGACAGAGGTAGACTATATCGAGCCTCCTCCTCCACGGGGACCTAAAAAAGAAGATGTAGACCACGTAGCACATGGCAGTGTACTTTCAAGTGGTCTTCAAGAAATTGTGACCGCTTATACGAAGGTGCAAAGCGCAGGTTCACTGCGCGATGAAGACATTCGTGTGTTTGAGGTTCTTCTTCCTGAAGGCGAAAAATTCTCCAATAAAACTCTTCGTGATTTTATTGAAGCAGAAGGCATGACCATTAAAAACGTACACAATGAGCGAAGAGCTACTGTCGTAACCTCGGCTTCTCGTTTTGGTACGCTACGTGACCGTATTGACCGATACAGAAAAGGCGAACGTGTAAATAAGAATTTTCGGGACATAGAAGGTTTCCGTTTTCCCGATCCAACTGATAAGCAGTCTCCATCCATAAAAGAACGATTCCTGCAGGAAGTTGGCTCAGAAGTTTTGGATGTTGAAATTCGTGAGGAGAATCTGCTGGACGAATTAGGCATTAACGGACAGATTCGCATAGAGCAGAAACTGATGGAAGGAATCAGGGTGCAAGGCGGAGAAATTCGTTCTGAGCCATATTTGCTTTCAGATGATACCCGCATTCTTCGTGCCGGTGTTACGCTTGACAGTTTGCAAAGCATATCGGAAGATCCTTTTGTAAGCCATATTGCGCCTACAGCCTTTTACGCTACTGCACCGGCATATTGTATTCCGTCACAAGGGCCCTTGACGTTAAATTCGGATGTTGATATAGAGGAACTTCCGATTGTTGCCGTTTTGGATGATGGTATAGATTTTCCCGATACGCTAAGTCCGGTGATTGTAGAGCATTGGACTCCACTCAGTGCAACTCCCGGCGGAAAGACACACGGCACGAATGTGGCAAGCAAAGTGGCATTTGCTGATACAGGGGCACAAATCAACCTTGGCATAATGACTCCGAGAGCAAGAATTGTAGACTGCAATATCTGCGGTCCGGACCCGGAAAGCACTCGAGCTGGATTTATTTCCAACCCCACAATGATTAAACGAATAAAAGAAGCGGTTCTGCGCTATAAAGATATAACAAAAATATTTAATTTTTCGTATGCCGATGACAAACCGATTGAAGGAGATAAAATCAGCAACCTCGGTTATGAGCTAGACGTGCTTGCCTTAAACTATGGTGTGCAGTTTATTATTTCTGCGGGAAACCATGATCTGTATCGAACACAGACATCTCTTGAGGATATCTTGAGTGACGATGATGCACGAATAGCGTCTCCGTCTGATTCTATGCTTAATATCACCGTAGGTGCAGTTGTCGGGCAAGACCATATTGGCAGCTTATCAAAAAGATACGATGTTGCTCCTTATTCCAGAATCGGTCCCGGTTTTCATGGAATGAGGAAGCCTGATATCGTGGCTTATGGCGGAACTATGCTGAAAACAGGAAAATCACCGGCAGATGACTACTCACTTATGCTTGCAGCCGGAAATCGGCTTGCCTGTGAAGCTGGAACAAGTTTTACTGCTCCTGTCATTGCAGGTGATTTAGCTCAGATATCTATGGCTATTCCTAACAGAGATATTTTTCTTGCTAAAACTCTGCTATATCACGGTACAGATTTACCTATTGACGCTGGAAAAAATAAGGTTAGACGTGACGAAGCGGCTTTTTATGGTGATTTATATGGCAGGGGGCTACCTCGTATCGAAGAAAGTATGTACTCAACGGCAAACAAGGTCACTTTTCTGCATAGCGGAACAATGAATAAAAAGCATAAGCAGCACGTCAAATTTCTTTTGCCAAAGGTTTGTGATGACATGGATATGAGTAAACGGAAAGCAAAAATAAAAGTCACCGTTACCTGTGTTACACGATCTCCTATTGACAGCGAAAAAGGAACAGATTACTTGCAGGCTTATGTTAGTGCTTCCATACATTCCATAAACGGAACCGGCAAAATGGTATCGTCTAATCCATCCGAAACGGATGGACGAAAAAAATGGGATACTTGTTTCCACTTTGAAATGCCATACTCCAGCTTTCAAAGTGGCGATTGGGAAATATGGCTTGAACTGCATTCGAGATATGATGTAACCGATGAGCAAGACATAGCTTATTCACTTGCTATTACCGTTGAAGATTTAACTCAAGAACTCAATCTTTATGATTCGATTGTTGCCGAAGCACAAGGAAGATTTCCTGCGGTTCAGATGGTTCGTCTTCCTGTTCGTACTTAATAAAAATGAGTGCCGCCAGTGCAACGGCACTCATTTCTTATTTTCTTTTACTCTTCAAAAACTCAATGTATTCATTAACCTGTGCAAGTTCCTCCGGACTTAAATCATCTGTACCGGAGATACCCGCAGCAGTTACTCCACCAGCATTCGGGACTTCATCAATGTACCCTGCCGCTTCCATTAAATCCTCATACGGAGTATTCAAAGCAGCCGCCAATGACCGCAACACCTGCGGGGACGGCTGCTTTCTTACGCCATCCTCTATTCGTTTTACTTCCGTATGACTGATATCTGCCGATTCCGCTACTTTACGGATAGACAAGCCCTTTTCCAGCCTGATTTTTTTGACATAGGAACCAAGTTCTGCCATTGCAATCCCTCCATATCTGATTGACTACATTTATTATACCATACCTGTAACCTAAAAGCAACGCTTTTTTCTGAAAAATCGAAAAATACTATTGACAGTGTCACTGAAAGGTGCTATAATAATGATGGAACCAAAGGGTTCCGGTGCTAACTCGCAATCCAGGCGAGTGATTTTTAAAGCATCTGTGGAACTCATAGGAACCACAAGGAGGGATGTACAAATGCGACCAAATATCGAGTTTATAAAATCCGAAATGGAGAGGCACAAATGGTCGGGAAGTCAACTTGCTATGAAAATGGGCGTTTCCAGAATGGAAGTAAGCCGTCTTTTGCGTGGTCAGAGAATTGGCGGCAAAAAGTGTATTGCGGGATTGATGAAAGCTTTCCCTGATGTGCCATTTGAAACTCTATTTTTTTTGGATTAAGTGGAACTCATGGTTTCCAAAAAACGAAAGAAGGGATAAGAACAATGCAAACGCCGGAAACAATGCCCATAAAAGCAACGCTCTTTGAACATCAAAAACAAGCCTATCTGTTTGTACGTCAAGTGCTGTGCAAACCGCACACAGGTGCAGCTTTGCTTATGCAGATGGGTTGCGGGAAAAGTCTTGTCGGGGTTGCCGTCATGGGAGCTATGTACTTAGATGCCAAAATCAACCGAGTGCTGATAGTTGCTCCGCTTTCAATTCTCTCCGTGTGGGAGGAAGAGCTGGAACGCTTCGCCGATTTCCCGTACACGGTAACAGTCCTAAAAGGCTCTTCCGCAAAGAAAAGAGACGCACTGCAATCGGCAGAAAAAGGTGATGGATTGCAAATCGTAATTGTCAATTACGAATCGTGTTGGCGGCTTGAGGACGAGCTTCTCTGCTTCGATGCTGACCTTATCATTGCAGACGAGGGTCACAAAATCAAAGAAAGCAGGACGGCACAATCCAAGGCGATGCACCGTTTTGGCGATCAGGCAAGCTACAAGTTGCTCCTCACAGGCACAGTCATTACCAACAAAGAAATTGACGTGTTTTCACAATACCGCTTTCTCAACAAGAGCGTCTTCGGCAGCAGCTTTTTCGCTTTCCGCAATCGGTATTTTGACATGACTGGCTATGGCGGGCACACTCCCGTTTTCAAAAAATGGATGAGCGAGGATTTCTTAAACCGCCTGCACTCCATAGCGTTTCGAGTGACAAAAGCAGAATGTTTAGACTTGCCCGAAATCGTGGAGGAAGTCCGTAATGTGGAACTTGAGCCGAAAGCCATGAAGCTGTACCTACAAATCGAAAAGGAGTCGTTTGCGGAACTTTCCGATTCAGAAGTTTCAGCCGTAAACGTCCTTACAAAACTGCTCCGCTTATCCCAGATTACGGGCGGGCATTTGACGGACGATGAGGGCGATACAAACGCCGTCAGCACGGCAAAGCATGACGCACTCTCCGACATTATCGATTCCATCATGCAGGAGAATAAAAAACTCGTCATCATGGCTCGGTTCGTGCCGGAGATGAACGACATTCAACGGCTCTTGGAGCAAAAAGGCATCGACTACGCAGTCATCCGAGGCGGCATCAGAAACCGTGAGGAACAGGTGCATCGTTTCCAAAATGATGATACCTGCCGAGTGTTTTTGGGACAGATAGCCGCCGCAGGACTGGGGCTTACGCTTACCGCGGCATCAACAATGGTTTTTTACAGCCTTGATTATTCGATGTCAAATTTTGAACAGGCAAAGGCTCGAATACATCGTGTATCGCAGAAAAATGACTGCCTGTACATCTATCTCGTTTGTAAAGGGACGGTTGACACGAAAGTGATACGTTCCCTTCGCAATAAAACTGACCTTGCCAAAGCCCTTGTGGATGATTGGCGAAAAGATCTCAATCCATTTACATCTTAAAGAAAGGTATGGTGATTCACGATGCAAGACGAAACAAACACAATGTACAAGCTTGCCGAAAAACTCAAGGAACTGCGTGACAAAAAGCAGGATACCGAGCAGTAGGTCAAAGACATCACAGCGGAGCTTAACGCTGTGGAGCAAGAGCTTGTAGCAATGATGACGGAAACCGAAACGCAGAACTTTACCCGTGCGGGGACGATGTTTTCTCTTAAAAACACTACCCGTGCTTCTGCAAAAGCAGGACTTAAAGAGGAGCTTTTCTCTGCTTTACGCTCCGAAGGCTACGGCGATTTGATTTATGAAACCGTCAACGCCAATAGCTTCTCTGCTTTCGTAAATGAGCAGATAACCGAAAACGGTGAGGAACTTCCCGACTGGCTTAACGGCTTGGTAAACGTCTATGAGCAGACCAAGGTGTCTGTCCGCAAATCCACAAAGAAATCTGAAAGAAAGAGGTAAAAAATTATGGCTAAGAACACTGAAATCACAACAACCAACAACGCAGGTTTTCTTGCACTGAAAAACTGCAATCTCAGCGATACACTGAACGAGGAGCTTGCAGGACTTACCGTCAGCTTTGACCGCATCAAGATTCCGTCCGGCGGCGGCACGGTATTTGAGATTCCCGGAGACAACCCGGATGAACCGGAAACCGTGAAGGAATTTTCTGCGGTGATTCTGTACCAGCACGCTCTGAACGCCTACTACAAAAACGAGTACACAGGCGGTTCCAATCCTCCCGACTGCGGCAGCTATGACGGTTTTGTTGGTGAGGGTACGCCCAGCGGTCAGTGCCGTAGCTGTCCGCTCAATCAGTACGGTTCGGGCAAGAACGGTGCAAAGGCTTGCAAAAATCGCCGCAGACTGTATCTTCTCCGTGAGGGAGATGTTTTCCCGATGATGCTCTCCTTGCCGACCGGTTCTCTTAAGGGATTTACACGCTACCTCACAAGAGTTGTTACCCGTTACGGCAGCTCCAATGCTGTGGTTACTCGCTTTACGCTCAAGAAAGCGTCAAGTACAGCGGGAATCGGATACAGTCAGGCTCAGTTCTCTGTTGACCGTCCGCTGACCGAAGATGAGTACGCTCTTATCGCTGCTATGGCGGAACAGGTTAAGGCACTCAGCCAGACGGTCGGCTATGACAATGAATCGGAAACGACAACCGTAAATGTCAATCCGGAAACGGGAGAGGTTATGGAACCCTTAGCGTAAACCACATAAGCAAATACATCAGAAGCACACTGCGGCGGGATAATCTCGTCTCGCCGCTCTATGTGTTTCGGAAAGGAATCCAAAATGGAAAATTATCGTTCTGTAACGGATTTATCCGTAATCAAAGAACTTTTAAATAACAATCGTCCTGTGGCTTTTGACTTTGAAACTGCACCCGATGAAGCATACCGAAGTGAAGACAGAGCCGCACTCGATGCGCATAAGTCGCATATCACAGGCATCAGCTTTTCTATGGAAGAAAGAATCGCCTTCTATGTACCGCTCACCCATAAAGTCGGCATCAATGCCGAAAAGCAAGAAGAGCTTTGGGCGTTTTTGAAAGAGGCGGTTTTTGAAAATACAAGTCGTGTAAAAATCGCTCATAACCTTGCGTTTGAAGCAATGTTTCTGTATGCAAAGGGCATCGTGGTACAGGCTCCGTGCTACGACACCATCGCCGCCGCACAGCTTACTTTGAAATCTAAGTGGGAGTTTCGGAATCTCCATGACAGCGGCTTGAAGTTACTTGCGACTTCACTTTTCGGAGCGGATATGCCATCATTTTCTACCGTTACAAACGGCAGACACTTTGACGAAATGAATCCGCAAGAACAGGAAACCATCCGCTACGCCTGTGCCGATTCGGATTATACCTTGCGGTTTTATTATAAATTCAACGCTTGGTTTGGTAAATATCTCCCTGCCCATCGCACTATCACCGAGGAGCTAGAATCGCCGACCGCTGTCTATTGCGGCATGATGAAGTACAACGGTGTACCGATTGACCGTGGACTTATGCTCTCTCGCCAAAAAGAAGCCGATGCAAAAATCTCCGAGATTAAGAAAGAAATCAACCAAATGACGGGCGGCGTAAATATCGGAGCTAACGCTTCCACTTCCGCTTTTAAGCAGTATCTCTTTGGAACACTCGGCTTGCCTGTGATGAAAACAACGGAGAAAAATCAGACTGCGGCGGACGATGCGACCATGCAGATGTTAAAGGAATGGTGTGCAAAAAATAAGCCGGAGCTTGTAAGGCTTTTTGAACTCGTACAGGAATACCGCAAGTGGGGCAAGCTTAAAAGCACCTACATTGACGGCTATCTCGCTCATGTTAATTTCGCAACGGGCAGAATACATCCTGACCTCATGCCGCTTGGAACTGAGACAGGGAGATTTGCAGCAAGAAATCCAAACTTGCAAAATTGCCCGCGTAAAACCAACGACCCCATCGGTATCCGAAACTTTATCGCTGTCGCTCCGGGCAATGTGCTAATGTCACTCGATTTTTCACAGATTGAACTTCGTGTCGGTGCGTTTTACTGCTGTGACCCGAAAATGCTGGAAACCTACCGCACAGACGGAGATATTCACGCAAGCACCACAAGCGTTATTTTTGGTGTGAGCTATGAGGAAGCACAGGACAAACACTCAAAGGATTACAAGGAGCATCGCACCATAGCGAAAAACTGCAATTTCGGAGTGTTCTACGGTCTGTTCCCGAAAGGGCTTCAGACCACTCTCCGATTCAAGGCGGGACTTGATACACCAATCGAACGCTGCCAAGAGATTATCCGCAATCTGAAAGCCGGATATTCAGGACTAACTTTGTGGCAGGATGAAACCAAAAGACGTGCCGCTCAGACCTGTTATGCCGAAACACGGCTCGGCAGACGGCGTTATCTCATTGGTATGCTATCCGATGACTGGAGCAAGAAGTCCTTTGCGGAGAGGTGTGCATTAAACACGCCGATTCAAGGCACTGCTGCCGATATTCTGAAAGCCGCCTGCGGACGGATTGTTTCGGGTATGCGGGAACGTCCATGGCTGAAACCATTTTTACAAATTCATGATGAGCTTGTTTTTGAACTGCCCGAAGACAAAGTACTGGAAGCACAGACTTTTATCAAAGAATGTATGGAAGCGAAGCCGTATCCCGAATTTGATGTGCCGATTATCGCTGAAGCGTCTGTAGGACCGAGGTTCGGGAAAATGACAGAATGGGAGGACTATATCAATGAAACAAACTGATTGCCATAAATGCAAATATGGAGACATCAGCGACAAGCCGAGGACACTTACACTCGGGAATACGGTGATTCACCAAAACGGCGGCGTAATTTGTCGCTGCCCAAAGGTAGGGACAATCTCGTTTGATGGGGATTCGTTTCGTTGTTCTTCCTTTGCGGAGCGTTCGGGAGGTGACGGCAATGTCGATTAGCATCAGGAATTCCGAAGGGTATCTGGATTTAACTGCATACCACGCTCTCTGCCGCATTGAACGGGAGGAGAAAGTCAAAAGCCGCAGAAAATATATGCCGAAGGTATATATCATCTCGCCGTTTGCCGGAGATGTCGAAAGAAATACAGCCAACGCACGCAGATACTGTTTCTTTGCCGTAAAGCAAGGCTACATTCCATTTGCTGCTCACCTGTTCTTTCCACAAATATTGAACGATTGCAATCCCACCGAAAGACAACTCGGTCTTTTTATGGGCATGGTGTATCTGGACGGCTGCCGGGAGGCCTGGGTATTCGGCGAGCGGATTTCAAGCGGCATGGCGGCAGAGATTGCAAGAGCCGAGAAACGGAATATCAAGCTCAGATATTTTACCGAAAATTGCGAGGAGGTGTAACGGCTTATGTTCCCAAAAGAGCTGTGTGACAAGAAACAATGGGTGTGCTGGCGTTTAGAGCCTGATCCGGACGGCGGAAAGCCGAGAAAGGTGCCGTACAATGCGGTTACAGGCTATAAGGCACAGTCCAACAATCCCAAGTCATGGTCGGACTATGCGACCGCCGTGGATGCACTGGAACGTTACGGATATACGGGTATCGGATATATGTTCGTGAAAACAGATAACATCGTGGGCGTGGACATCGATCATTGCTATAATCCCGAAACGGGCGAATTTAATGAGATTGCAACATCAATTCTCTCCAAACAGCCTACCTATGCGGAGTTCTCCCCATCCGGTGACGGCGTACATCTGTATTTTAAAGGTGAAAAGCCGTCCGGCAGCAACAAGAATTCTGAGAGCGGTGTGGAAATGTATAACGCAGGACGCTATTTTACGGTAACGGGAAAGCAGCTCCCCTCTGCTCCCGATGATATTGCAGAGGGTACGGAGACCCTTGCTTGGATTCATGCGACCTATATACAGAAACCGAAAAAACAAAAAGCAAAGAAAAAATCATCCGCTATTCCAACAGAAATGACCGATGAGGAGCTTCTCGAAAAAGCGAAATCTTCTGATGACAGTGAGGCGTTCACAGCACTCCTTGAGGGCAACTGGCAGGGTGCATTTCCAAGTCAGTCCGAAGCGGATATGGCGTTTTGCCGTAAGCTGGCGTTCTGGTCAGGCAAAAACAAGGAGCAAATGAATCGTATTTTCAAATCATCGGGATTGTATCGGCAGAAATGGGACGAAAAGCATCATGCAAGCGGTGCTACCTACGGAGAGGAAACCTTGGATAAGGCAATTGAATCGACAGAGAACGTCTATTCTCCCGGCGGGGATTCTCCCATCTTCGAGTTTCAGGGCAGATACTGGAGGGTAAAGGGTGAGAATACGTATCCCATCACAAATTTTATCATGCAGCCCGTGGAGATGATTGTATCCGATGACGAAACACAACTGACTGCAGACTTGGTGACAGTACGTGGGGAAACTTTCCGTCTTACGTTTTTGACCACGGATTTTGCCAATCAGCAGAAGTTCAAAAACCTCTTAAACAAGAACACGATTGCTTTGACTTACCTCGGCGGTGACGGCGATTTGGAGCTTCTCAAAGGCTATGTTTCGGAGCTTAATTGGGTAAAAAAAGTCGGTGTGAAAGCGATGGGAATCTACGAATACGGCGGCAGACTAGTCTTTGTTTCCAAGGACGGTGCTATCGAAAACGGCGGTTTAGAGGTTGCGGACATCGTGCAGCTTGACAAGTACAAGAGCATTGACAGCAATATTCTCGGCTGTGATGTGCTGAAAAAAGAGATGCTTTGCGACCTTGGGCATTGGCTGATGGGCTACAACGAGCCTGCGAAAGCAATCTCCATTCTTGCTTGGGCGGCAGGGTGTTTTGTCAAAGAGCATCTCAGACTTTCGGGCATAAAGTTTCCGCATTTATTTTTGATTGGTGAGGCAGGCAGCGGAAAATCTACGACCTTGGAGCGTGTACTGCTGCCGCTGTTTTCAAGCAGTCGTGTAACAGCAGCTACACAGGTGACAGCGTTTACGCTGATGAAAGAGTCTGCTTCGTCAAATACGATTCCTCTGCCTTTGGATGAGTTTAAGCCGTCAAAAATGGATAAAACAAAGCTCTCGACACTGTATAACCACTTCCGTGACAGCTATGACGGACATGAGGGCATGCGTGGGCGTGCGGATTTATCAGTTGTGACCTATGATCTGCTTGCTCCGCTCATTGTTGCCGGAGAAGAATCGGCAGATGAGACGGCGATTCGGGAACGTAGCATCGAGCTGCTATTCTCGAAAAAAGATTTGAAATCTATGGAACACAGAACGGCATTCAATCGGATTCTGGGCAATGAGATGTTGCTGAATGACCTTGGCAGGACGCTTTTGAATACAGCGTTAAAGATTACTCCGAGCGATGCTGCCAAATGGTACAAGGAAGGCACGGCGAAATTTAATCCCGATTTGCCGTGCCGTATTATATCGAACTTGTCCTGCTGCTATGCAGGGCTGAAGCTCTTGGAGCATATGTGTACAGACTACGGCTTTGCATGGGATACGGTGTTCCCTTACACGCAGGAAATCTGTGTAAAGTACATGGAGTTTGCGGCGAAGGACTATCTTCTTGACGGCGATACCAGCAACAAGAGCGTAGTGGAACAGACCTTTGAGGTCATGGCAAGAATGAAGCTGGATCCTAAAACTGTGTACTGTATTGAAGGCGGAAAACTCTATCTTTGGCTGACGCAGATTTATGACCTTTATACAAAGTACCGCAAGGATTATGCAGTGGTCGGTGAAACGTTGACCTATGCACAGTTCAAAAAACAGCTTCAGCACACCGAGTATTTTATCGCAAGCAATGAGCAAAAACGCATCGGCACAGAAAATCACAGATGTTGGGTAGTCGACTATGAATTGCTTGCAAAACGCTGTGATGTTACCGGTTTTGAAGTCACAGACATACAACCTCTTATGTAACTTGTAACTTCTGTAACTTCATATAGATAGAGAGACAACGTTCAGAGATTCCTCGTGCGTATAAAAAAATTTTTATATTATTTTTTTATGGTCGTCTCCCTATTTTCGAAGGTTACGAAGTTACAAGTTACAAAAATAGTGTGGAGGGAAAAGCAATGTTAGAAAAAGACATCGTGAAATCCATCATGAAATATTTGAAGACCGTGCCGCACTGCTTCTGCTGGAAAGAACATGGCGGGATGTACGGCACGGCGGGGATTCCCGATATTATAGCCTGTGTAGATGGCAGGTTTTATGCCTTTGAGGTAAAAACCGAAACGGGCAAAGCGACAGAGCTTCAGAAAGCGACCATCCGTAAAATCCAAAGAGCCGGCGGCATGGCGGTTATCGTCCGCTCCGTTTCCGAGGTGCGTGCTGTCTTGGACGGCACTCCGCAATGAATCATGAAGACAATGCTTCATGTAAGTTGAGATAGATGCTTCGATGCTTCTCCGCTCCAATGCGAAAAATTTATTTTTTCGGAGGTGCGAGATGTATTCATACAAAACACCAGCTGCTCCTGCAAGACAGGAAGACAGCTACACAGAACTGGCAAAGGCTATCGTCTTACAAGCTGTGCATGACTACCGGTCAACCCTCAATTTGAACAGAAAGAATCCCAACAACAGAAAAGCACTGTCGGAAGCTATGGAGTATGAACGCTTCTTTCGCTCAGGGTGGTATATGCTTCTTACAAATCTTGATGGAGATTTATTGATTGACAAACTGCGTGAGGAGACAAGGTCAAAATGACAACACAGGAATATTTGAGTATGCCGGACGAGCTGCACAAAAAAATCGTATCTGATGTTAGAAAACTTGAAAGCTACAAGGACTTAGCATCAAGTATATCTTCTCCGCAGTTTGGGGAAAAAGTGCAGGGAACGCATTCTACCGATGCACCATTTGTACATTATCTCAGTAAAATCGATGCCCTTGAGAAAGAAATCTCCGTGGAAAAACAGAAACTTGAGGAGCTGAAAGTCACGATAGATGCACAGATTGATTTGCTGGATTCCGAAAAAGAACAATGTGTACTGAGGTATCGGTATTTGATGTTTATGCGTATGTCAAGGATTGCTGCTGAAATGCACTATTCAAAACGCCGGGTACAGCAAATCCATGCAGCAGCACTAAAAAACTTTGAAAGATTTCACCCCATTTCACCCCCATTTCATCTTTAATTCACCCCCTTAATGTTGCTATACTGTATACTAGGAAAACAGGATAAAAACAAGCCTTCGTGGGAGCAATTCCGTGAAGGCTTTTCTTATGCCCATAAGGAGGTGCAGCGTATGCCACAAAAACCGAAAACGCCCTGTAAACATCCCGGCTGCCCTGCCCTAGTCGATGCCGGAAAGAATTACTGCGACAAGCACAAACCCTTGCATCCGGAACGTCCCTCTCCGGCAAAGCGTGGGTATAACTCCCGTTGGCGTAAGGTTCGAGCCGCCTACCTCCGCAAGCACCCGCTGTGCGTCAAGTGCCTTGCTCAGGGACGCTACGTGCAAGCAACCGTAGTAGACCACATCGTTCCACATCGTGGCGACCCAGCACTACTCTGGAACGAGAACAACTTCCAAGCCCTCTGCAAGCCCTGTCACGACAAGAAGACCGGCTTGGAAGACAAGAATCCGGTCTATCATTACTAAATTGTGAATGAATCGCATGGCATCCGCTGCGGTTCTGTGCTGCAATGCCCTTTTCGGTGACGGGAGGGGGCATATGAATACTTTGTGTACATTCCATGAATACCGGTGCTGCCTCAAACGCACAAAAAGTGTGGTTCAAACGCCCTATTAACCCCACCATATTTTGCAAAGCCGAAATCATTGTATTTCGGCTATTTTTGTATTGGAAAGAAGTGAAAATCATGGCGAAAGATGGAACGAATCGTGGCGGTCGGCGTGTTCGTGCCGGCGACAAGCCCAAGCCACTTGCTGAAAAAATTATAGCCGGTGAAGCGGCAGAGGTGATGGAATTCCCAACTTCCGAGCTTCCGGCAACGGAACTCCACGATATTGCGGATTTGGTCGGCGTGGATATGCCCTCACCTGATGCATATCTGTCGGCACATCAGAAAAATGGAAAACCATTTGGTGCAGATGCGATTTACAAAGAAACATGGCTTTGGTTGAAACAGCGTGGCTGTGAAAAATTAATCAACAAACGTCTACTGGAAAGTTACTCACAAGCATTTGCAAGATTCATACAGTGTGAGAACGCAATTTCTGAGTATGGACTAATTGGAAGACACCCGACAACAGGAGGAGCGATAGCTTCTCCGTTCGTTCAGATGTCATTAACATTCCAGAAACAAGCAAATCTAATTTGGTATGAAATCTATGATATTGTCAAGCAGAACTGCACCACAAAATTTGACGGCTCGCCGCAAGATGATATGATGGAAAAATTACTTCGCTCACGAAACGGATAATGGGAGGTATCATGAAAGCACGAACTTACAAACCGGAATCGGAAGTCCCATTCTGGAAAGAATTGAAAAAGTCTCGTCCTTATTTGACCAAGCAGCAATACTGCACGTTAAAAGGACAAGCTGTGAAAGGAAAAGTCAGAGATGCTCGAAAGGGCTTGCAGAAAATTTTGTACAGGAGGAATGGATGATGCAGACAACGAAAGATTTTCAACTGATTTCTGTGGAGAAGTTGATTCCATATGTGAACAATGCCAGAACGCATTCCAAGGAACAGATTTTGAAGCTGCGTTCCTCGCTGCGGGAATTTGGATTCATCAATCCGATTTTGATTGACCGCAATTACAACGTTCTGGCAGGACATGGAAGGCTGATGGCTGCTAAAGAAGAAGGTATTTCCGAAGTGCCCTGCGTGTATGTCGACCATCTGACCGAAGCCCAGAAGAAAGCATATGTGCTTGCGGACAATCGCATGGCGTTGGATGCCGGATGGGATGAGGAACTGCTCTCTGTCGAGATGTCGGAGTTGCAGGAGTTGGGCTTTGATTTGGAGCTTACCGGTTTTGATGAGAAGGAAATTGCAGACCTGTTTGCAACAGATGACGAAGCAAAAGAAGATGATTTTGACGTTGATAAAGCATCAGAACTTCCACCATTTGTAGAATCGAACGACATTTGGCTGCTTGGGAGACATCGGCTGATGTGCGGCGATTCCACAAAAGCTGAGGATGTACAGAAGCTGATGGATGGCAAAAAAGCGAATCTCTGCATCACAGACCCGCCATATGGAATTGCAATCGGAACCGGTGCAGCTTACCAAAATGCGAAAACCGACCGCACTATCATGAACGACAATTTGCCGGATGATGAATTTATCAAATTTCTTGTGAAAGCCTTTTCTAACATGAAAAACAGCCTAATTCCCGGCGGTGTATTTTACATCTGGTACGCTTCCAGCAAGAGCCTTGTTTTCTTGAAAGCTCTGGAACAAGCAGAGCTTACCATGCGGCAGAATCTCATCTGGGAAAAAGACCGATTTACCTTGGGACGGCAGGATTATCAGTGGTCATTCGAGCCCTGTATCTACAGTTGGGCAGAAGGTGCGGCTCATAAATTTTTTAATGACCGAAAGCAGTCCACGGTGCTTCATTTTGACAGACCGAAAGCGTCTAAGCTGCACAGCACCATGAAGCCGCTTCCGCTAATTGGCTATCAGATGAAAAATTCTTCACAGGAAAATGGCATCGTGTTAGACTTGTTCGGAGGCAGCGGCACAACGCTAATTGCTTCTGAGCAGTTGAACCGTATCTGCCATACAATGGAACTTGACCAGAAATATGCTTCTGCCATCGTCAGACGCTACGTTGCCTTAAAAGGCGGTTCAAATTCAGATGTATTTGTTCTGCGAAACGGTGAGAAGCTGCCTTGCAGTGCGGTGCATGATTTCACTGCGGAGGAGTTGGATATTACGGATGGCAGCGTGGATGATGTGTAGAGAAGTGACCGCAACCCATGAGAATCGACCGCATCTGGGCAATGCCCAATAAATGGACATTTCAGATTCCGCCAATTGCAGCTTTGCTGAAAGAAGAGATGACAGGCGGCATTTGGATTGACCCATTTGCCGGAAAAAGCAGTCCTGCACATATCAAAAATGATTTGAATCCGAAGTGTTCCGCTGCGTATCACATGGATGCTTTGGAATTTTTGAAGCTCTTCGATAACGATTCTGCTGATGGCATTTTGTATGACCCGCCATATTCACCTCGACAGGTGAGAGAATGTTATGATAATATTGACGGCAATATCAAGTGGGATGGCAAAGTGAATTTCTGGAGTGATACCAAAAATGAAATTGCAAGGATATTAAAGCCAAACGGAAAAGCAATTTGCTTCGGCTGGAACAGCATGGGCATTGGCAAGACAAGAGGATTTGCAATGAATCGTATTCTGCTTGTTCCGCACGGCGGTTCTCGAAATGATACCATTTGCACCGTTGAAATAAAAAGAGGTAATACATGAAACATAATACATTAACCCTCGGCAGTCTCTTTTCAGGCTCCGGAGCGTTCGAACTCGCCGGATTGCTGGCAGGAATTCAGCCCATCTGGTCTTCAGAAGTTGCACCGTTTCCGATTCGAGTCACCACAAAACGGATGCCATTTGTAAAGCATTACGGCGATATTTCAAAATTGAATGGGGGTGATCTTGAGGCTGTCGATATTATCACATTCGGCAGTCCTTAGCTTTGTCAAGATTTATCAATTGCCGGAAAACGCACCGGCTTACACGGTTCTCGCTCCGGATTGTTTTTTCACGCAATCCGAATCATTCAGGAAATGAGGAATGCTACCAATGGAAAATATCCAAGATACATTGTCTGGGAAAACGTGCCGGGAGCATTCAGTTCCAACGGTGGAGAGGACTTCTGCTACGTCCTCGAAGCGTTCTGCCGGATTAAAAATGAAACCGTTACAATTCCTCGACCTGCGAAATGGACAGGGGCAGGACAGATTTTGGGAGACGATTTTTCCTTTGCATGGAGAATTATCGATGCTCAACACTTCGGAGTCGCCCAGAGACGCAGACGCTTGTTTCTTGTCGCAGATTTTGATGGCAAATGTGCCGGAAAAATATTATTTGAGTCCGAAGGCTTGTCAAGGTATTCTCCGCAGAGCTTCCGAACGTGGCAAGCAGCTGCCGGATATTTTGCGGATAGCGTTGGAACGTCAAGCTCATATTGTTTAATGGATCAGGGTGGAACACGGATGGACGTTTCGCTGGATAAGACCGGAACACTCCGTGCTCAGGCAAATCATCCGCCTTGTGTTTTGGAGGAAAATGTGCCGAAAACACTGAAGATTCGCTGCGGTCATGGGAACGGCGGTCGAGGTGCTTTGATTCAAGAAAACATTTCCGCTACGCTCGCCACCAACAACGACCAGACGCTGTTCGTCCCGAAAGCCTACGGTGTATGTGCCAAGCATAGCAACTCCATGCTGTCGGATAATCCGAATAGCGGGTTTTACGAAGCTCAGACTTCCCGAACCATCGACACTTCCAACCAGTCGCCGAATAAAAATCAAGGCGGAATAATCGTGCTGGAAGGCAACGGTTCTCGCCCTTCTCATCGAGGCAACGGATACAAGAAATCTGAAACCATGTACACGTTAAATACCGTGGAAACGCACCGTATTTGCACCGAGTATCTGGTTCGCCGACTGACTCCGCAGGAATGTGCTTTGCTGCAAGGTCTGCCGCCTTGGTGGTGCGAAAATTTGGAAACGGAAAATCCTACTGAGAAAGAAGTTACATACTGGCAAGGCATCTGGAATGAGTGGAACGCCCTTAACGGCAAAAAGCCGAAATCCCGAAATCAAGTCCTGAAATGGCTGCAAAATCCGCATTCTGATGCTGCGGAGTACATGATGTACGGCAACGCCATCTGCATGAGCTGCGGATTTTTCGTCCTCTCCGGCATCGCCTATTTTGCAGAAAATCTGGACGTGTAAAAAGCACAAATCCAACCTCTAAAACCGCCGAATTTTCGGTAGGTTTAGCCGCTTGCATTGTGAGAAAAACAGAGGTAATATCGTAGTAATCCGAAAGGAAAAAACGAAACAGGAGGACAAGAATATGACCATTTTCTACAATTGCACCGGCACTCGCCGAAAGGAACTTGTAACCGCCATTAGTGAAATTACCGGAGCGAAAGCGGAGTACCAGTTCATGCCAACCCAAGCCTATCAAATCGATTATTTCACAGTCGATAAAGACAGCAATCTCAGCTTTGACGACCGTGCCGACAGCGAGGAGATTGAACTTTTGATTGAGGCATTATACCAACGTGGCTTTGTTGCGGAGAATCAAAATTTGCTGACCATAGAGTTGCCGGAGAAGCTGTTTGATGAAACGACTTTTGTCAACCTTGACCGCATTCTGGAAAATCGGCATGATTTAATCTGCCATGCTTTGCAAACGGATTCCTTGGCATATGAAAAGTCGGACGGCAAGGTGAAATTTCCTTGGTTCACTACCGAAGAACCGGAGAACGCAGAGGCGTACAGCCAATTCGTCACGGCATTGTGCAAAATGGCGAAAGAGCAAAAACGCATCAATCACAAGCCCTGCACCACCGACAATGAAAAGTTTTCCTTCCGCTGCTTTTTAATTCGGTTAGGCTTTGTCGGAAAGGAATTTCGGCAAACCAGAAAAATATTGCTCCGCCCTTTAACCGGCAGCTCCGCCTATCGCTTCGGCAACCCGAAAGGAGGTACTTCTGATGAAAACACCCAGTCCGCAGGAGCTTGAACAGCTCCGCAAAAGGTATCCTACCGGCACGAAAATTCGCCTTATCGCCATGACCGACCCGCAAGCTCCGCCACCCGGAACGGTTGGCAAGGTGCAGTTTGTTGATGATATTGGCGACATTCATGTCGCTTGGCAGAATGGTTCTTCCCTTGCCTTGATTCCCGGCGTGGATGCTTTTGAGGTGCTCTAATTTCAACCGATTAGGCAGCCGAAATTTATGAGAGACGCTTCTTCATTTTACCTAAGTATACCATAAAATAGCAACAATTGCAAGGGTGTAACCTACACAAATCGACCGCCGATATACAGCCGATTTTTCTCCGATTTAGCCGCTTGATAGTCCTCCGAACGTATGGTAATATACGATACAACGGAACAGCAGAAAGCCGAAAAACTACCGAAAATACGGAGGAAAATCAAATGAACGCAAAAACCGAACAGCAGATTGCAAACCTGAAAGCCCAGACGATTGGCGTGGAAATTGAGATGAACCACATCACCCGAAAGAACGCTGCAAAGCTCGCAGCCGACTTTTTCGGAACAGGACGCTACGAGGACACGGCACACCGAAACGGCTACTACACTTGGTCAGCTTGGGATGCTGAGGAACGGGAGTGGAAATTTCAACGGGACGTCAGCATTGCCGGAGCGGACAGCGAAAAGTGCGAACTGGTAACGCCGATTCTGCACTACGAGGACATTGAAATCTTGCAGGAACTGGTACGGAGGCTGCGGAAAGCCGGAGCGATTTCCCACGCCGGAGTTGGTGCAGGCGTTCACATCCACATCGGAGCGAATGGGCACACACCACAAACCCTGCGAAATCTCGCCAACATCATGGCAAGCCACGAGTCCTTGCTTGCCGAGGCTTTGAAACTCGATACCAATCGGATACGACATTATTGCCGAACGATTGACCCGAACTTTTTGGAGCAAGTCAATCGGAAAAAACCTCGCACGATGGCACAATTCGCCGACATCTGGTACACCTCGCAAGGACAGGATTACGGCAGAAATCAACACTACAACGATAGCCGTTACCATATGTTGAATTATCATTCAACATTTACCAAAGGTACAATCGAATTCCGATTATTCCAATTCGACCGACCGGAAAACGGTAAAAAGAACGGCTTGCACGCCGGACAGCTCAAGAGCTACATTCAGCTTTGCTTGGCACTTTCAGAACTCGCAAAAGAGCTGCGAACGGCAAGCCCAAAACCCCAGCAGCACGAGAATCCGAAATTCGCCATGCGAACATGGCTGATTCGGCTGGGATTGGTTGGCGAGGAATTCGCCACCGCCAGAAACTTTCTCACCAAGAACCTCTCCGGAAACTCCGCATGGAGATTCGGATAACCCATCCGGCACTGCGTGCCCCCTTCCCTTTCAAAGAAAGCAGAGACATAGCCTTATGCCTCCCCATTCGACCGCTTCGGCGGTCTTGTGGTGGTAGAAGGGTAAGCCTCTAGAGGCGAAAACAAAGCCTTTCGGAAAGGATTTTTTCTATGAAACGATTTTACATCGCCTACGGTTCGAACCTCAATGTTCGGCAAATGCGGATGCGTTGTCCGGATGCAGTAATCATCGGAACAGCGTTCATTCCCGATTATCGCTTGCTGTTCAAAGGCAGCAAGTCCGGCAACTACCTCACCATCGAACCGCATTCCGGCAGCCAAGTGCCTGTGGCGGTTTGGGCTGTTTCGGCACGAGATGAACGGCAATTGGATATTTACGAGGGATTCCCGAATTTCTACTACAAGAAAGGTTTTTCGTTGGAGGTAAAGTTATCGGAAAGCGGGAAAATCCGCAAACTGACGGCATTCGCCTACATCATGCACGAAGAGCGAAAATTAGGACTACCGAGTACCTCGTATCTCCAAACTTGCGGTACGGGATACCATGATTTTGGTTTTGACTTGCAGTATTTGCTGGATGCGATGGATGTCAGCCGAAAGGTGGTGCAGTAAGATGGAGAAAAAGATTTGCCCAATTTGCGGAAATCCCTACACCGGACATCCGGCACTTTCCAGAACCGATGACAAAACCGAAATCTGTCCGGATTGCGGTATCAGGCAGTCGCTGCAAAGCATCAGGATTGCACCGGAGGAACAGGAAAAAATCCTGTCGATTATCCATAGGCCGCAGTCCAATCTTGGTGCGACACTCCCTCGCTTTCGGGCAAAATCCTGCCTCAAGCTCGATCGCCATACGGATTCTGGGGAGGAAAAGTAAATGCGTATTTTGATAATTGAGCCAAGGAAATGTCCCCATGTTGCCGAGATTGACGGCTCTTTGAAATCCATGCAAGAGATAGTCGGCGGTTATATCGAAGTCATCTGTCCATTTGCGGACAAGGTGGCGATTGTTTGCGATGAGGAATCAAAATTAAAAAGTGATACGGAATGGAATCGATTGATACCGGAATGCAACGATGTCATCAAGGGTACGTTTTTCATTTGCGGAGTTGATGGTGCGGAATTTACCGATCTATCGCCGGAGCTGATAGAAAAGTATGCGAACTACTTCCGGAGCTATTTCATTCCCATCCGAATTGACGAGAACGGCAGCATTCACGTTATCGACTGATTTTTCGATTCCTTGCCCACAAAAGCCTCCACGTTTCAACGTGTGGGGCTTTTGCCGATACTGCGGAAAATTACCGCTTTTGAAAAACAAGCCAACACAGGCGAACGTGTGGCGTTTTACCGGAATGGTGTATGATACACAAAAAGCGGTGGCTTTTCCTGCCGATTTTTCTGGTACTTTAGCCGCTTGATAAGTCTCTGATTGTATTGTAATATATGACACAACGGAACGGCAAAGCCGACCGAATTACGATTTTTTGGAGGAACTTATCATGAAGGAAATCAAGATTTACAACACGCTGAAGGTTGTCGCTGCATCGAATGAAACGGAGTTTTTGGTGGATGCCATGTCCTACGCAGATGAAATTGCAGAGGCAGTAGCCGAATACGATGACGGCGATTTGGCAGAATATGCCGATGCTCGCAACGGCGACAGCTACTATAAAAAGCTGAAACGGATTCATGTTTCCGTTGAAATTTACAACCACGAGCTTTACGGCGTTGCAAATTGCACAGTGGCGGATGACTGGAACGAAACCGACACGGAACAGTTGAAAAGCTATTTGACCGGACAGTGGGCAGATGGGTTTGGCGAGGGATTGGAGCAGCAGGATGTGGCAGCCTTCACCGAGTTGGAATCCTACGAGGAGTACGATGAGGAGAATGACGAATTTTACGAATCCGAATGCGAGGTTTCCTACTACGTGACTGTCAGCTTTTGGCAGGATAAAAACTACCGCATTATGACGGAGAAGGAACTGAAAGGCTAAACCGAATGCCTCCCGATTCGCCCACAAAAGCCTCCACGTTTCGGCGTGTGGGGCTTTTTCCAGTACTGCGGAAAACTACCGCTTTGCATCTGCAAGCCAACACAGGCGAACGTGGCGATTCCTTTTTTCCTTTGGTGTATGATACACAAATATCTTGCTGAAGTACAGCCTATTATTCTGTACATTTAGCCGCTTGCTATTATTCCAAAACAGAGTTAATATACACACAACGCAAGGGAAACCAAGCGAAATACAAATTTTTTGGAGAAAACGAAAATGATTAGTTACGCAGAGGCATTAAGCAGAGCAAAGGCAAACAGAACCGACTGGAACGAACGGGAGCGAATCGCAAAAGCAATCATCACTTGGGTGGACAGCGAGTACGAATACGAGTTGGAAATCGAAAACGAGGGCCTGGACGACACCGAATTCACCGATTGGGTGGAGAAAAACGCCGAGGAGCTTGCCAAAGAGGACGCAGCCGAAAACAGCACAACCCTTGACGAGGTTACCCGCATCGACTACGAAACGGAAACGATTGACGATGATGCCGAATTCGAAGAGGACTACGAAGCATGGGCTGAATTTGAATGGGAATGCCAAAACGACCGATAAGCCAAAAGCCTACCACCAAAACAAAAAGCCTCGGAACGCCGAGGCTTTGGCTGCTATAAGAATACTTCCAAAAAAATCATACGATACAAGTCTCTGCTCCCTTTGGTGTATACTACACAAAGAAGTGCCGATTATTCCTTCGATTTTTCTGGTACTTTAGCCGCTTGCTATTCATCCGGTTGTATTGTAATATGGGTACAACGGAACGGGAGATACACCGACCGAATTCAATTTTACGGAGGAATATTTATGTGGCACGAAGGATGCATTGCAGTCAACGGGATTGCTTTTCACTACCAAGCAAAGGTTCATGACGTAGGCAGTATTTACGGTATCCGGCAAGGACGAATTTCCAAGCTGACGTTGAAACAAGACGGCGAGGTTGTTCTGAATTACGACCGAGGCTGGGATGTAAAACCTACAACACCGGAAGCTGAAATAGCCTTGGAAATCCTGATATACGATTATGCATAATTACAAAAACTAACCCCCTACCCTGCACAGAGCCGAAAGGCTCTGTTGCTCGTTCATATCTATTTTGGCATCCGTAAGGGTGCTTTTTTATTGCATTTGACTGGAGGTATGGCTTATGAAAGAACAAAATTGGAGCTACAAGCCCTCCCGATTCATGCTGCCTACCTCGCATTACGACAAGCAGAAAGCAGACATGGCAGTCCTTTTTGTGGAGCAACTCAAACACACGAAGGGAATATGGGCTGGAAAACCGTTTCTCCTTCTTCCGTGGGAGGAACAAATTATTCGGGATTTATTCGGGATTGTAAAACAAGACGGCACAAGGCAATTTCACGAAGCATATATCGAATGCGGGAAGAAAAGCGGGAAGAGCGAGCTTGCAGCAGCCATTGCCTTGCTGCTTTTGTATCTGGATAATGAACCATCTGCCGAAATTTATGGTGCTGCCGGTGATCGAAACCAAGCCAGCCTTGTTTTCGATGTCGCATTGCAATTTGTTGTAAACTGCCCTGCACTCATGAAACGCTCCAAAGTTTCCAAAGCATCGAAGCAGATTTTCAACAAAACCAATAACGGCGTTTACAGAGTCGTCAGTGCCGAAGTTGGCACAAAAGCCGGTGTCAATGCCAGCGGCGTTATTTTTGACGAGGTATTCAATCAGCCCGATGAACGGCTTTATCAGATTTTGACTCGTGGTTCCGGCGATGCCAGACAAAACAGTTTGATTCTCAGCATTACAACTGCCGGATTTGACTTGAACAGCTTTTGTTATACCACATTGCATACAAAAGCGTTGAATATTCTCAAAGGCAAAGCGGTCAATCCAACGTTTTATCCGGTTATCTACACATTGGAAGAAGGCGATGATTGGCAGAAGGAGGAAAGCTGGTACAAGGCAAATCCGTCTCTCGGCATTACTGTTCCAATCGAACGCTTTCGGGAAGCTTATCAAATTGCCTTGGAAAATCCGGCAGAGGAAAACTATTTCAAAACCTATCGTTTGAATACATGGGGCAGCAACGAGACTTCTTGGCTTCCGGATAATGTTTTTATGAAAGGAAATCTGCCTATCGATTTATCTTCCCTTCGTGGCAGAAGCTGCTATGCCGGATTGGATTTGTCCAGTACCACAGATATTTCCGCACTGGTTCTGCTTTTTCCGCCGGAAAGCGAAGACGATTGCTACTATGTCCTGCCATATTTTTGGCTTCCGGAAGATACGATTCAAACTCGATTTCGTCATGCCGGTGTGCAATATCCTACATGGAAAAAGCAAGGCTACCTATATGCCACGCCGGGAAATGTGGTGGATTACGCATATATCCGTTCGGAAATCAATCGGCTTGGTACGCTTTACAACATTCTGGAAATCGGAGCTGACCCATGGAATGCAACACAGCTTTTGACGGAATTGTCGCAAGACGGCTTTACCGTTATTTCCATTCGCCAGAATTACGCTATGCTCAGCCCACCGACAAAGGAATTTTACAAGCTGATGCTGGAAGGAAAGCTCATTCACGGCGGCAATCCGGTTCTCCGCTGGATGGCTTCCAATGTCATTGTGGAAACAGATTCTGCCGGAAACATCAAGCCCAGCAAAAAGCGGGCAAAAGAAAAAATTGACGGCATCGTTGCAAGTATTATGGCATTAGACCGCTGTATTCGGAATCAAGGGGTACAGGAAGAAAGCGTCTATGATTCCAGAGACCTACTGATTCTGTAAAGTATACTATTTGAATAGGAGCGTGACGCAATGCGTATTTTCAGCGGACTTTTCAAGTCCAGAGACCATCCCAAAAACAGCTACGACAGCCCATCCTACACCTACTTTTTCGGGCGTTCCAACAGTGGAAAACGAGTCAGCGACCGAACCGCTCTACAGCATACTGCCGTGTATGCCTGTGTTCGAGTGTTGTCAGAAGCAATTGCTCAGCTTCCCTTGCACGTCTATCGGTACACAGAAAATGGAAAAGAGCGTGTACCCTCGCATCCGCTTTTTTACTTGCTACACGACCAACCGAATCCGGAAATGACTTCATTCGTTTTTCGAGAAACCTTGATGTCGCATTTACTGATTTACGGCAACGCCTATGCTCAGATTCTCCGCAACGGCAAAGGCGAAGTTCTCGGCTTGTATCCGTTAATGCCGGATAAAATGAAGGTCGACCGTGATGAGAAAAACCGTTTGATATATATTTACAGCCGCTATGATGAGGCGAACCCAAACTTGAAGGAGCAAGGTGATATTGTGCTGTATGCCGATGAGGTGCTGCACATTTGTGGTCTAGGATTTGACGGCTTGGTCGGCTATTCTCCGATTGCAATGGCGAAAAATTCTATCGGGATTTCTATCGCCTGTGAGGATTACGCCGCTTCCTTTTTTGCAAACGGAGCAAGCCCGTCCGGTGTGCTGGAACATCCGGGCGTGATTAAGAATCCGGAGCGGCTTCGAGACGCTTGGGCAAAAGCATACGGCGGACATAACTCGCACAGAGTCGCTGTGCTGGAGGAAGGCACACACTACACACCGATTTCGATTCCGAACAACGAAGCACAATTCTTGGAAACTCGAAAGTTTCAGGTAGAAGAAATCGCAAGGCTGTACCGTGTGCCGCTGCACATGATTGGCGACTTAGACCGTGCCACGTTCAGCAACATCGAGCAGATGTCACTGGAATTTGTGATGTACAGCCTTGACCCTTGGATTGTTCGATGGGAACAAGCACTGCAAAAGGCACTCTTATCGGATTCTGAAAAAGGACAGTATTTTATCAAATTTAATGTAGACGGACTATTGCGTGGAGATTATGCTTCTCGAATGCAGGGCTATGCCACGGCACGGCAGAATGGCTGGATGTCCGCAAACGACATTCGCCAACTGGAAAATATGAACTTAATTCCGGATGAATTGGGCGGAAATTTGTATCTCTGCAATGGCTCCTATACAAAACTACAAGATGCCGGAGCAGCGTATTCCAAAGCATCCGAGAACATGGAGGTAAGACATGAATAAATTTTGGAACTGGGTAAAAAATGAGGATTCCGGCGAAACGGAGCTGTATTTTGACGGACCCATCAGCGAGGAAAGCTGGTTGAATGATGAAATCACACCGGCAAAATTCAAGGAAGAACTCGCTCATCACGCCGGCGATTTGACCGTTTGGCTGAATAGTCCGGGCGGAGATGTGCTGGCTGCGAGTCAGATTTACACGATGCTGAAAAATCATAAAGGCAGGATTACCGTAAAAATCGATGCCCTTGCAGCTTCCGCTGCTTCTGTTGTAGCGATGGCTGGCGATAAAACTTTGATTTCACCTACTGGCATGATAATGTGCCATAATCCAGCAACTTTAGCGATGGGAAACAAGGCGGACATGGAAAAAGCAATCGAGCTATTGGAGGAAGTCAAAGAATCGATTATCAATGCTTATGAAGCAAAAACCGGTCTTTCAAGAAGTAAAATTTCCAAAATGATGGATGATGAGACTTGGATGAATGCCAAAAAAGCGTTGAAATTGGGCTTTGTGGATGGCATTTTGTTTGCGAAACAGGATGAATCTGAACCGGAGGAAGAAAAAGAGCCGGAGAAAAATTCTGATTCAGCCGAAATGCTCTACACGCCATCCGTAACGGCAGCGTCATTTTTACAAAAATTAACCGCCATGCAGCCAACCGGCATTCCCATCGACCAGTTGGAAAAGCGGCTGTCGCTGTTAAAAGGCTAGTATACTATTAATAAAGGAGATGTTCTTATGACAATCAAAGAACTGCGAGAGAAACGCACGAAGGCTTGGGACGAAGCGAGAAATTTTCTGGATTCCAAGCGAAATGACAGCGGATTGCTTTCCGAAGAAGACGCTGCAACCTACGACAAAATGGAAGCGGACGTGGTGAATCTTGGCAAGGAAATTCAGCGTCTGGAGCGTCAGGCTCAGCTGGACGCTCAGCTGAATGCACCAACCTCCCAGCCTGTTCTGTCCACTCCACATGGACGGATTGAGCAGACAGAACGCACCGGCACTGCCTCAGCTGCCTACAGCAAGGCGTTCTGGAACAGCATCCGCAACCGGAATTTTGCCGACATTCGGAATGATTTACAGATCGGCGAGGATACGGAAGGCGGCTTTTTAGTGCCGGACGAGTTTGAAAAAAAGCTCATCGAAGCTCTGGAGGAAGAAAACGTGTTCCGTCCTCTGGCAACGAAAATTCAGACCGCATCCGGCGACCGCAAAATTCCAATCATCACGCAAAAGGGCGAGGCAGTTTGGATGGAAGAGGAAGAAGCCTATACTTTGTCGGATGATACTTTTGGACAGCTTAGCCTTTCCGCCTATAAAGTCGGCACGGCGATTAAGATTTCGGAGGAACTTCTGAACGACAGCGTTTTCGACCTTCCGGCATACATCACGAAGGAGTTTGCACGCAGAATCGGGGCAAAAGAGGAAGAAGCCTTCTTGATTGGCGATGGTGTTGGCAAACCGACCGGCATTTTTGCAGCTTCCGGCGGAGCAATGGACGGCGGAACCACAAGCGGTGCAAACATCAGTTTTGACGATATGCTGGAATTGTTTTATTCCATCAAATCGCCTTATCGAAAGAAAGCGGTCTGGCTTTTGAATGAGCAGACGCTGAAAAATCTGCGGAAAATCAAGGATTCCAACGGGCAATATATCTGGCAGCCTTCGATTTCGGCTGGGATTCCGGACACGATTTTGAACCGTCCCTACGTCACTTCCGTGTACGTTCCTACACCAGAAGCCGGAAACAAGGTGGTTGCATTCGGCGATTTCTCGTACTATTGGATCGCTGACCGGCAAGGCAGAAGTATGAAGCGACTGAACGAATTGTTCGCCATGAATGGACAAGTCGGCTTCTTGGCAAGTCAGCGTGTCGATGGCAAATTGATTCTGCCGGAAGCCGTGAAAACATTGACCTTAAAGGCGTAAATGAAAGCGGGTGGCGTGGGTGGTAACATTAAACGAAGCGAAAAATTATCTGCGAGTAGATTATGAGGAGGACGATGCTTTGATTCGGCAGCTATTGCAGACGGCGAAAAATCTGGTGAAAGACGTGGGCAGAATGGATGAGAAAAAGCTTGTGGAAAACGAAGATACGACAAGAACAGCGATGCTATTTTGTCTTGGCTACCTTTATGAAAATCGTTCCAATCCGGATTATCACGCTTTAACCATGAGCCTCCGTTCGATTCTGTTCGCACAACGAGAGGGCGTGATTTGATGGAAATCGGAAAGCTGAATCATCGGATTACGATTCTGGAACAATGTATAAAGATTGACGAAATTGGAAATCACACAAGTCGGTGGATAGAGAGCTTTTCTCTCTGGGCGAGCGTGACGGCGAAAAGTTCTTCTGAAACAACCGATGCAGGAATGACACGGAATATCCAGACGCTGGAATTTTTGGTACGACAAAAATCTTGTGCGATGTACCTGAATACCACGCAGTTTCGGGTACTTTTCCAAGGCAGAGTCTACGACATCACCGGCATTCTCCCCTACTACGACCACAACGCATACTTGAAAATCCAAGCAACCGCAAGAAAGCAAGGTGATCCGGATGCAGCATGAAATTTCTGTAGATGAAATGGCAAGAACGATTGCGAGCGGCTTGCAGGATTACGCCAATCTTGCGGACGCAGAAGTCAAGAAAGCAGTCCGCAAAACGGCAAATTCCGTCAAGCGTGAGATTTCGCAAAATGCTCCCAAGAGGACAGGACAGTATGCGAAAAGTTGGAAAACTCGTGTTACCGGAGAGAGCAGTCACAATCTGGAAGTTACGGTTTACGCCGGAAAATATCAGATTGCACATTTGCTGGAAAACGGTCATGCGAAGCGTGGTGGAGGGCGTGTGGAAGGCATTCCGCACATTGCTCCGGCAGAAGAAAATGGTGAAAAATTGTTACAGGAACTGATCCGAAAGGCGTTGTCATGAACTACGAAGAAATCAATTTACTGTTAGAAGAGGCAGGTTTGCCGTTCGCCTACCATCATTTTGCGGAAGGCGAATCGCCCGAACCACCGTTTCTGATTTTTCTTTCTCCCGGCGAGGATACCTTTTCGGCAGATAACATCGCCTATTTCAGCACAAAAAAGCTGAACATCGAGTTATACACCGACCGAAAATCGCCGGACATGGAAGAAATGGTGGAAAAAATTTTGAAACGACATGAAATATATTTTTCAAAAACAGAAGCCTACATCGACAGTGAAAAGCTGTACGAAGTGCTTTATGAAATGGAAGTTTGAATGGCAAGATATTGCTAAGAAAGGCAGGTTTATTTATGGAGAAAAACAAGGTCAAGTTTGGTCTGAACAAAGTGCACTGGGCGAAAATCCTCTCCTATCAAGAGGACGGCACGCCGAATTATGGCGAAGTAAAGCGTCTGCCCGGTGCAGTCAATTTGAGCATCGATGCTAGCGGCGACAACGAACCGTTCTATGCAGATGACTGTGTCTATTACATGTGCAATAATAATTCGGGATATGAAGGCGATTTGGAGATTGCTCTGGTGACAACGGAGTTTGCGACCGAAATCCTCGGTCAAATTCTCGACAGCAAGGGCGTTTTGGTGGAAACCAACGATGCGGAAACTGCTGAATTTGCGTTGTTTTTCGAGTTTTCGGGAGACAAGAACAAAATTCGTCACGTGTTCTACCGCTGCTCTGTCTCCCGTCCCGGCACAGAATCCGCAACCATTGAAGATTCCAAGGAAGTCAAAACGGAGACACTCTCGCTGACCGCTTCTGCTCTCGAAAATGGGCTGGTGAAGTCCAAAAGCTGCGAGAGTACAGACGATACCATTTACAAGAATTGGTACAATAGTGTGTACATTCCGACCTTATCCTCAAGTACTACAACCACATCGACAACAAAATCTACTTCTTAAGGGGGTTTTTGAATGGCTATTCAGAAAAGTATTTTGATTGATGGCAAAAATGTGCTGTTCAAGGCCAGTGCAGCCGTTCCAAGGTTGTATCGACTGAAATTCCGAAGAGACATTTTCAAGGATTTTACAGCTTTGGAGCAATCTGTTCAAGAAAATACATCCGGTATCACGATTGACAGCCTCGAACTGTTTGAAAATATCGCTTACATTATGGCGAAGCACGCTGACCCTGATGGTGTGCCGGAAAATCCAGACGACTGGATGGAGAATTTTAATACATTTTCCATTTATGAAATCCTGCCGCAGCTGATGGATTTGTGGGGCTTGAACATCGAGACGCAGTCGGAATCTAAAAAAAACATCGCCCGCTTGACCGAGAAATGAACACGTCGTTATTTTTGCTTCGCTGCGTGCAGATTGGGCTTTCGCTGCGAGAACTCGACTTGCTGACAATTGGAATGGTCAATGATTTGTTTATTGAGCGTGGAAATGATGACTGTGAGTACAGCTATCTGCCGATGCAGGAGGATTTTGATTCTTTTTAGAGCAGAAAAAAGTGCCGAATCATCGACACTTTCTCCAAATTCCTATAAAGTTGTTTCTTTTAATTGGTTTGCAATATTCATTCCGCCATAAAGAATTCGTGCAATGGATACCACTTGTGTTTCCTGATTCACTGTGTAGAATAGCAAGTAATTTTTAATTGGTACAAAACGCAACCCTCTACTATGCCACGGCTCTTCTTTGTAAAGTGGATTTCGCTCCGGCATAGATTTCAAGCTATACACACTTTGAATGATTTTTTGATATAAATTTCGAGCCGCATCTGGATTTTGCAAGGAATAGGCAATATATTCATAAATATCCTTTAAATCTTGCTGTGCTTGTAAGGTATAGACGATTTTCATATGCCGTACAATCTCCTCATTTCAGTTTCCACTTCTTCTGCGGAGACAACTCGACCGGATGCAATATCATCCATTCCCTTCTGAAGTTCCACATCAATTTGTGCTTTTGTCATGCCTCCGATTGCAGTTGGTTTTGCTGCCGGAAGCTTCATATCAAACGGAATTCCATGCTGAAGAATCACTTGTTTCAAAAACATTCCGATTGCATTGGACATGGGAATGCCAAGTTGATTCAATACTGCTTCCGCTTGTTCTTTTGTTTCAGGATCTACTCTTGTGTAAATGCTTGCTGTTCTGGACGAAGTGCGAGCCATAGGAATCACCTCACTTTCATTTTCTGATTTCTATTATACCACGTTTGATTGCGAAAAGCAAGCATTTACAAGCAATTTTCAAAAAATATTTTTGGAGGTGATTTCATGGCAAACCGCATCGCCGGGATTACAGTAGAAATTAACGGCGACACTACCAAGCTTTCCAAGGCTCTGGAGGGTGTCAACAAGGATATCCGCAGTACCCAAAGTCAGCTAAAAGACGTGGAAAAGCTGCTAAAACTCGACCCAACGAATACGGAACTTTTAACGCAAAAGCAAAAACTGCTTGCCAATGAAGTTGCTTCTACGAAAGACAAGCTGCAAGCTCTCAAGAACGCAAATGAACAGGCGGCACGCTCTGCTTCCAATTATGACGCATGGAAGGCTGCCTATGACCCGATTCAAGCAGAAATTGAAGAGACAAACACCAAATTAAAAGAACTAAAAACCAAAGCAAAAGAAGCCCAGAAGCAACTTTCCGGCGGAGAAATTTCGCAGGAACAGTATGATGCGATTCAGCGGGAAATTACCCAGACGGAAGAAAAGTTAAAGGATTTGAAGCAGTCTGCCAAAGATGTCAGCGATGCGTTCGGACATCCGATTTCTCCGGAGCAATACGATGCCTTGCAGCGTGAAATTATCGCTACCGAAGAGGAACTGAAAAGCTTAGAACGGCAGGCTGCGAACTCCAAAACGGCACTGGAAAAAATCGGTGCGGTCGGCAGTAAATTGCAATCCGCAGGCGACAAAATCTCCGGTGTCGGACAGTCGCTGATGCCGGTGACCGTGGCTCTTTCCGGTGTCGGTGCTGCCGGATTGAAGGTTGCAAGCGACTTTGACACGGCGATGTCCAGCGTCAAGGCAATCACCGGAGCGACCGGAAAGGACTTCGAGAAACTGCGAAATCAAGCGATTGATTTGGGTGCATCGACTTCTTTTTCCTCCGGCGAGGTTGCCGAAGCCATGACAGAAATGGCGAAGGCAGGTTGGAGTACGCAGCAAATTCTAGATGGTATGGGCGGCGTGCTGGACGCAACCGCAGCTTCCGGCGAGAGTTTGGGCAGCGTTGCAACGATTGTTGCGGATGCGATTACCGGATTTGGCTTGTCAGCTTCCGATTCTGCGATGGTGGCAGATTTGCTGACGCAAGCGGCAAACGCAGGGACAATCGGCATCGCCGATTTGGGCGAATCGTTCAAATACATCGCACCGATTGCCCAATCCATGGGGCTTTCCGTTAGTGACACTACTACCGCACTTTCGGCGATGTCTATGGCAGGCATCAAGGGTTCACAAGCCGGAACAGCTCTCCGAACGTGTCTCGCAAACTTGGTGAAGCCTTCGGACACAGTTGCTATGGCGATGCAGGATTTGAACCTGAACATTACAAATAGTGACGGCTCTTTTAAGTCGTTAGACGAGATTGTCGGACAAATGCGGACTTCCTTTTCCGGCTTAACGGATGACCAAAAGGCATACTACGCAACCGCACTTGGCGGTAAGGAAGGGATGTCGGGACTTCTTGCTCTCTTGAACTTAACAGAAGAGGAATACAACGCTATTGGCGAATCCATGGACAATTGCTCCGGTGTCGCTCAGGAAACGGCAACGATTATGCAGGACAATCTTGCCAGCAAAGTGGAGCAACTGGGCGGTGCGTTGGAGTCGCTGGCAATTCGACTGGCAGATTATTTATTGCCGTATTTGGAAAAGCTGGTAGAGAAAATCACGGATGCAGTAGATGCCTTTACAAACCTAGACCCGCACACGCAGAAAGTCATCTTAGCGATTGCCGGAATTGTGGCAGCGTTGGGACCGCTGTTAATTATCATCGGAAAAGTGGTCTCCTCTGTCGGAACGATTATGACCGTGATTTCCAAGCTTCCGGCAACCTTGAGTGCCATTAGCGGCGGCATTAGCAGTTTTGCCGGAGCGTTGGGCGTGTCGGTCGGTGCTTTGGGAGTCATTGTGGCAGCCATTGCTGTTGCAGTCGCTGCCTTTGTTCATCTCTGGAACACAAACGATGAGTTCAAAAGCCATATTCTCGGCATTTGGCAGCAAATTAAGGACACTTTCACGAATTTGACGCAGGGTATCACCGACCGCATCAACGCTCTCGGCTTCGATTTTGAGAACTTCACGGAAGTGCTAAAAGCCGCATGGGACGCTTTGTGCAACCTACTTGCACCCGTCTTCGAGGGCGTTTTTCAGAATCTTGCAAATGTGTTTCAGGAGTTTGCCGGAATTTTAACCGGCATTCTGGATGTCATCATCGGGCTATTTACCGGTAACTGGGAGCAACTCTGGACAGGTGTCAAGGAGATTTTTACTTCTGTTTGGGACTTCATTGTTGCAACTTTTCAAAATATCGGAAATACGCTTATTGGAATTGCAGATGTGATTCTGGGCTGGTTTGGGACGAGTTGGAACGAGGTCTGGACGAATATCAAGACGTTCTTTGAGACGACTTGGAACAATATTGCTCTGTTTTTTACAACGATTCTAACAAGCATTCGGGACTTTTTTGTGAACATCTGGGCGAGTATCTCCACCACGTTTACAACGATTATCACAGCAATCCAGACAACCGTAACCACCATTTTTACGGCGATTCACGATTTCTTTTCCACCATCTGGAATGCCATCTATACTGTAATTTCAACCGTTGTAAACACAATTTACACAACCATCAGCACGATTTTCACGGCAATTTATGAGTTCTTAAAGCCCTTGCTGGATGCGTTTCAGTACCTGTTCGCCACGATCTTTGAAGCGATTCAAATTATCATCGGGCGTGTGATGGACTGGATTTCGGAGAAAATCACGGCGATTTGGAATGCGATTGTTGCTTTTCTCACACCGCTTTTAGACGGCATTAAAAATACATTCGACACAATTTGGAACACGATTTCTAACATCATCACCACGGTCATGGACTGGATTTCCGCAAAAATCACAGCCGTTTGGAACGCCATCGTTGCCTTCCTAACTCCAATCTTAAACGCTATCTCTTCCACGATTTCTAGCATCTGGAATGGGGTTCAAAGTACCATGTCCTCAATCCTTGACGGAATTAAAAGCACAGTTTCCAATGCTTGGAACAATGTGAAATCCACCACATCTAACATATTGGAAGGCGTGAAGTCTACCATATCTGGTATTTGGGACAGCATCAAGAACGGCATTTCGGATAAAATGTCCGGCATTTTTTCGACCGTCCGGAGCGGTTTTGACAACGTAAAAAGTCACATTACCGGACTTGCGTCTGAGGCATGGAGCTGGGGTTCGGACATCATTCAGGGCATCATTGACGGCATTCGGAGTAAAATTTACGAAGTTGCCGATGCAGTGACGGATATTGCGAACACGATTCGGGATTATCTGCACTTTTCTGTGCCGGATAAAGGTCCGCTGACCGATTATGAATCTTGGATGCCGGACTTTATGCAGGGGTTGGCTGCTGGAATTGATAGGAGTAAAAAGCTCGTAGAATCGGCGATTTCGGGTGTATCCGAAGCGATGCAAGTGCAGTGGAATGCGGATTATTCCGGAGCAATTTTATCCGGTTCTGGAAATTCTGGCGTGACGAATAACTACTACAACACGGATAATTCACGAACGATTAACCAGTCGAATTATTCCCCGAAATCATTGTCACGATTGGAAATCTATCGGCAAACCAGAAACGCTGTGAAGGAGTGACGGAATGCGATTTACACTGATTTTAGAGGACGAATTTGGAAATCAGCTTGACATGACACAGACTGTAAATCAATATATGACCAGTGAAATTGATGGCTTGTATCCGCCTGCCGGAACGGTTTCGACTTCTGCCTATGCCGGAATGAATGGAAGTTATCTGAACAACGCCTTTATTGAAAAGCGGAATCTGGTCATTTCTTTTGCCATGCGTGGTATCAAGATTGAACAGAATCGTCACGCCTTGTACAAAATTGTAAAACCATCTCGCTATGTAAAAGTATATTACAAGACAAAAAATATCGATGTCTACACAGAGGGCTACGTGGAATCCTGCAATGTCACAAACTTCACCAGCGAAACCACCGGACAGATTTCGATCCTCTGTCCGGACATTTATTGGTACAGCGTAGCCTCGACCTACGCCTATTTTGCACGCATTTCCGGTGCATTTCACTTTCCATTTCCGGAAAGCGATGCTCCCTTCCCGCTTGGTGTGTATAACCACATCAACATTATTTCGCTGCAAAATGATGGCGATGAAATTGGATTTACGCTAATTTTGGAGAATGTCGGCAAGGAAAATGTGGTTAATCCTACGATTTATAACGTGGATTCCGGTGCGTATTTGCAAATTAAAACCATCATGCAACCGGGCGATGTGATTACCGTCACAACCAAAATCGGAAATAAGACTGTTACGCTGACTCGAAATGGTGTGAACAGCAATTTAATCAACAGCTTTGTCGCCGGTTCGACTTGGCTGACGCTCCCAACCGGAAAGACACGGCTGCGGATTTCGGCAGTGTTGAATTTGAATGATTTGAAAGTCACAGCAATCCACACCAATGCTTATCTGGGGGTGTAGCTTTTGCAGATTGAAATTTATAGCATGATTGTGCAGGAAAATCAGATGCAGGTACAGTTGGAAGCTATTTGCGACAGCTTTTCCAGCTTGCTATGGGACGTGGAATACTACGAATGCGGGCAATTTGAGATATACATTGCTGCGACCGCACAGAATCTGGAGATTTTCCAGACCGGAAAGATAGTCGGGCGGGACGATGATAAGCTGCATTTTGGAATTATCGAAGCCGTCACACTGGAAACAGACGCAGAGAACGGCGATTATTTGACTATCACAGGACGATTTTTAATGTCGCTTTTATCTCGCAGAATTATTTACCCAACGCTCAGCTTCACCAAGCTCACCACCTACGGTGAGATTTTGCAGATGGCAGTTCAGAAAAACTGCTTGCAAGAGGATAATCGAAAAATTCCCGGACTGGAACTCGGCACTATCAACGGCGATTGCTGGAGCAAAACCGCAAAGCTACAGGTCAGCTATGACAATTTGATGGACTGGATTTATGAAATCTGTAAATTGACAGGCGGCACGGCGAACATCCGGTTGCAGGAAACAACCGCCGGAAGCAATTTGTATCAGATGCGATTTGAGCTGTCGCAGGGCGATGACCGGAGTGTTTTGCAGGATGAGAATCCGCACATTGTTTTCTCAGACTCTTACAACAATCTGTTATCTTTTTCTTATGCATTCGACCAAACAAAATATTGTAACTTTGCCTATATTTTTGGCTCTGGTGAAGGAACTGCACGAAAACGCACAACTTTATTTTCTGACAATGAACCGCAATATTTGAACCGCTATGAAGTTTATGTGGATGCAAAAGATATTTCGGATGAAGAGCAAGACGAGAACGGGCAGACCATACAGATTTCCGATGCGGATTATATGGAACTTTTGCAGGAAAAAGGTGCAGAGAAACTTGTGCCAATAACCAAAACAACCGAATCCACCACCGCAACTGACGGTCGGCAATATCAGTACAATCGGGATTATTTTTTAGGTGACTTTGTGACGATATTGCACAGCCGCTTTGGTCTATCGCAGGAAAAAATGCAGCTGGTCGGCATGATTGAATCGTTCGACCAAAATGGTTATTCCCTCACACCAACATTTGAGAAAGGGTGATTTTATGGCATTTTCGTATGGATTTTTTGACAGCGTGAATCTCGACCGAGTTTACACAGCGGAGGATTTTACGGGTTATCTGTCACATTTAATCTGTAATGGAATTTTGGATACGTATGGCGATTGCTTTTCGATGAAATCCAATAATGACTTGACGATAACAATTGGCACAGGTCGTGCTTGGATTAACGGACATTACTTTTGCAATAGTTCCGCTTACACAATTGATTTGTCAAGCTATGTCAACGAGTCGCTGGCTCGCTATGTTGCAATCGGCATCAGCTGCGACACGAACGACAATGCAAGATTGTGTCAGCTTGAAATCACTGCCGGACTGGCTGCCAACGCTCCGTCAATTCCGGCATTTGTCAACACGGAGGAGAAAACCTACTTGACGCTGGGTGCGGTTTATCTTTCCGGTGGGACAACAAGTATCAGTAAATCCAATATCCGAGATTACCGAAATACGAATAAATGTGGTTACGTTCGCTGTATTTTAGGAAAATGCAAGGTTTCGGAAATTTTGGATCAGCTTGATGACTACAACAACACGGTGAACAGTCTGAATCAGCAGATTTTGGAGCTGTCGGAACGTTTAACCGAAGTCGAAGAAGTTTCCGGTTCAACCGGTGTGGTGCTGGTAAGTGCCGGACAGTGTGGCGAAAAAGTATTTTATGCCCTGTATCCCAACGGAAATTTAAGGTTGACCGGAACAGGTGCGACTTACGATTATGACAACGGCAAGTCCGTTTTTTATGGGAACGATACCATAAAAAGCGTCTCTGTCGGTGATGGAGTTACGGAGCTTGGAAAATACTTATTTCAATACTGCACGGAAATTCAAAGGGCTTCCTTGCCGTCTACGCTTACGAAAATTGGCGATGCTGCATTTTATCAGAATGACACAAAAATCGGCTTTACCGCCGGATTGACGGAAATAATTCTGCCAAACAATCTAAAAACTCTCGGAAAATCGGCATTTGCACACAATGCACTCACGGAAATTACGATTCCTGCAAGCGTAACGGAATGGGAAAGTTATGCATTTACCGATTGCAGTAAATTAAAAAAAGTGACCGTGCAAAGCAGCCTCATCGGCTCATTTGCCTTCACACATTGTTTTGCACTCTCGGAACTTGTGATTTCTAAGAATTGCAAGTCGATTGGTGCGAACATTCTGACCTATTGCAACAGCCTAAAAAGCATCACGTATCTGGGAACGATTTCACAGTGGAACGCCATCACGAAGCCGAATAACTGGATGTCGTCCGGCACACATTACTACAACGATTATTTGCAGGAAATCGTTTGCACAGATGGAAAACTGGTGTGGAATGCCACGACTTACGCTTGGGAGGAATCGGCATGATGAAATTTCTCATAAAGGGGCAGAACATCGAGACGCTGGAACATGAGATTCTGGCAGCCGACCAGATTGCATTTCAGAGACTGTATTTTGTGTTCGACAGCAACTGGAAACCGCTACATAAGGTGGTGCAGTTTTCGCAAGACTGCATCACTTACAATCGTGTGCTTGGAACAAGCGAAACAAGCTGCTTATTGCCCTCCGAGCTTCACGCCGGAGCTGTTAAAATGTCGCTGTTCGGCTACGATACCGATGCTGCGGAAACCGTGCGTGCGACTACAGTTATTCACACGTTGCACATTCGCCCATCCGGTTTTTCCGAAGAAAGTGAGACACCTGTTCCGCCAACGCCGGACTTGTATCAACAGCTTTTGCAGAAAATTGAGAAAAAGCAGGGTGCGGATGGAAAATCAGCCTATGAGGTAGCGGTTGCAAACGGCTTTTCCGGAACAGAATCGGAATGGCTGTTGAGCTTGAAAGGTGCGGAAGGTGTAAACGGAAAAGATGGTGCGAACGGCAAAGATGGAATTAATGGGACTAATGGTAAGGATGGTGTTGATGGTAAGGACGGAACTAACGGGATTGATGGCAAAAATGGTGCTAATGGCATAGATGGGAAAGACGGAGAAAATGGAAAGTCAGCCTATGAAATTGCCGTTGCAAATGGCTTTTCCGGAACAGAATCGGAATGGCTGAAAAGTCTAAAAGGTGCTGATGGAAAAGATGGAGTTGACGGAAAAGATGGCAAAGACGGTGTCACGCCTAGCCTCTCCGACTATCTCAAAGCTGAAGATTTCATGGCTTTTGAAGATTCCACACAATACCAATTTCAAACGCAAAGCGAGACGATTTTAAGTCTTGAAAACCGTATCATTCTGCTGGAATCGCAGCTTTCCGGCACGACAACCATCACGATTTTCTCTGCCTGTGAAAATGCCCTCACGCTGTATGGCAGCGAGCTGTATACGATTTATAATAGTGCATACAATTCCATTTCGGATTTTGCGGCGAATTACAGTCATTTCTTTTCTGCCGATAACGATTACAGCTTGAGCTTCTCCACCGATGATTTCGGGTGGAACAGTACAGTTTATGTCGTCTGCACGAAAGAGCTATCGCTTACAGAATCTTCCAGAATTCTATTAACCTATCTCTCCGGAGCGGCCGAAGCCGGAGAGCTTTTTCTTGTCAAAAAGCCGGAGCATCTGGACGTGCCCATCTCCGTTTACGTCTACACGTGCATCCAAAACGGCACGGCAATTCAACCGGATTTTCAGTGGATGCAGTCGGAAACGGCGGTCACCACACTCACTTCTTGCAATGTGACTGGTACTTACTATTTCGCATTTGCGGCACATTCCAATAACACCAGTCCAAAGATACAAAAAATTGAAATTTTGGGAGGTTGATTTATGAAAGAAACCATTTGCACGGTCGCCGGTCTTATCGGCGGCTTTTTTACTGCCCTTTTTGGCGGCTGGGATTCGGCGATTATCACGCTGCTTGTGTTTATGGCAGTGGATTTTTTGACTGGAATTGCAACTGCTGCCGTTGGCAAATCCAAGCATTCCGAGAGCGGAAAGCTCTCGTCTACGGCGGGATGGTTCGGCTTGGCAAAGAAATTCTGCACACTGTTGCTGATTACCGTCTCCGTCCGGATGGATATTTTGCTTGGAACAACGTACATTCGAGATGCCGTTTGCATCAGTTTTTGTTTGAACGAACTGTTGTCTATCGTTGAAAATACAAGTTTAATGGGCATCCCCTATCCGCCTGCAATCAAAAAGGCAATCGATGTTTTGCAGACGAAAGTCGGCAGAACTGAAGAAACGACCGACAAGGAGGACAAGTAATATGACTATTTTAAGACCAGATGCAACAACGACTCTGAACGGAGTAAAAATCAACGAGTATTTACTCACCAAACACAATCCCAACCACATTGATATGCCCTCT